AGCCACCACCGCGCCTCAGCCTGATCGAATGGTCTGACACCTATCGGCGCGTGTCGGGAAAGAACTCGGCCCAGCCCGGCCAATGGCGAACCGCCGTGCAGCCGGCGGCTATGGGACCCATGCTTGCGGTCACTAAGGCCGACACCTTTATCGTGACGGTGGTGGCCGCCACGCAGGTGCTCAAGTCCGAGCTCCTGATAAACACGGCGTTGTATTTTATCCACCTCGACCCGTCGCCGATCCTGTTCGTGCAGCCGTCGCAGAAGGCGGCCGAGAGCTTCTCGAAGGAGCGCTTCCAGCCGACGGTCGCGGAGACGCCGGTGCTGCGCGCGCTGATCAAGCCGCCAAAAGCCCGCGGCTCCGAGAACACGATCACCCACAAGGATTACCCGGGCGGCTCGCTCGACTTCGTCGGCTCCGAATCGCCGACCGATCTCGCGTCCCGCCCGAAGCGCGTTGTCCTATGCGACGAGATCAACAAGTACCCGCCGAGCGCGGGCAAGGAAGGCGATCCGCTCCTGCTCGCTGAGGAGCGCGCCTCGACCTACAAGGACGTGCGTCGGCACAAGTTCGTGCGGGTGTGCTCGCCGACCGTGAAGGACGCCTGCCGGATCACCGGCGAGTACGAGAAGAGCGACCGGCGCCAGTGCTTCGTCGCCTGCCCGCACTGCGAGCATGAGCAGACGCTGGCCTGGGCGCAGGTCCGGTGGGTGAAGGTCTTGGCCGACGGCTCGGAGACCTTCGACCCGCCGCCGAACGCCGAAGTCGTCTACCACAAGGCCGAAACGGCCGTGATCACCTGCCGCGAGTGCGGCGAGCCCTGGACCGAGACGGAACGGCGCGAGGCGTTGCGCGCGCTAGAACACCGGTCGGATTACGGCTGGCGGCAGACCGCGCGATTCACCTGCTGCGGCGAAGAGCAGACGCCCGAGACCTGGGATGATGAGGGCCGGTCGCGCTGCGGCCATTGCGGCGAGCGCTCAACCTTCGACGGGCATGCTGGCTTCCACGTCTCGAAGTTGCTGTCGGCCCGGCACCGCCTCGCCGACGTGGTGCGCGAGTTCGTAAACGCCCGGAAGGATCCCGAGGCGCTGCGCAAGTGGACGAACACCGGCCTCGCTGAGACCTGGGAGCACCAGGCCGGCGAGGGCATGGACGGCTCGCACCTCATCAACCGGGCCGAGCCCTACGGACCGGACGACCTGCCCGACGCGGTGCGCGTCATCACCGGCTTCTGCGACGTGCAGGGCGATCGCCTCGAGGTGCAACTCGTCGGGTGGGGGCAGGACGAAGAAGCCTGGCCCTTCCTCTACGAAGTGATCAGCCTCGACCCGGCCGAGCCGCAGGCCTGGCGCGAACTCGATGCGCTCCGGGCCCGGGTGTTCACGACCTCCGAGGGCCGGAAGATCCGCATCGCCGCGTTCGGTGTCGACGTCGGCGGCCTGAATCATGCGGCCCAGGCGGTCGCCTACTGCCGCCGCCGCCGTGGGCAGCGCGTGTTCGCGACGATTGGCCGGGGCGGGAAGTATCCGATCTGGCCGATGCGTTCGTCGCGCTCGAAGGCCAACGATAAGATCTGGTTGATGGGCGTGGATGCCGCGAAGGACGCGATCTACGCGCGTCTGAAGATTGAGCCGCTCGCTCATCCCGAGGACGGCTCGGCACCGAAGCCTCACCCAGGTCTCATCCACTTCCCGATGCACGACAGCTTCGGGCCCGATTACTTCGAGCAGCTGACCGCGGAGCGGCGCGAGGTGCGCCGCCGACTCGGCCAGCAGGTCGTCGTCTGGATCACCCCTAAGGGCAAGCGCAACGAGGCGCTCGACACCTTCGTCGGCTGCCTCGCGGTCCGGAAGGCGCTGCCGCAGCGGATCGAGCGCGGCCTGGAATACGGGGTCGGCGCGCCGGCCGATGAGTCCGCGGCCCGTCCGCGCCCCGCCTACGTCCCGCCCGCGCACGTGGTCGAAGCCGCCCGCGCCGAACCCGAACCGACACGACCCGAGCAACCGCAGACCCGCCGCCAGGCCCAAGCGCCACGGCGATCCGGCTGGCTGTCACCAAGGAGATGACCATGACCACGTCCAAGGCTGACTTCCAGGCGCTCGCCGACAAGGGCGCCGGCTCGCTGATCAAGGTGAGCGGCGTGTGGAGCTATCCCGGCGCGCAGGTGGATGTCTCCGGCACCAACTTGCGCCTGCCGCTGGAGTACGTCTCCGACGCCGACGTCCAGGAAGGTCTGCGCGACGGCACGCTGGTGGCCGCCGTGAACGATCCCTACGGCCACGTCAGCGCCGTGCGCATCGCTCAGGAAGGCATCACTGTCGTCCCGGCCGGCCTCACCGGCACCGCCGAGATGGGCACCGAGCTGCCGCCGAACTCCCGGCCCGAGCACGATGCCGGCCGCCTTCCGATCTCGCAGGTGCAGGCCGAGCGCCAGACCGTCGCGGGGCTCACCGGTGAGGGCTCCGAGATCCAGGGCCGTCAGCCGGCCGACGATCCGGCCCGCACCGATGGCCTGACCGGCTCGTTCGGCAAGGAGAAGACCCAGGACGCCGGCGCGCGCCGCGGCCGCTGACGCCCGAGCCCGAGAGCACGCGATGGCGCTCGACTCCGCCCAGACGCAGATCCTGACCGCGCGGCTCGCCTCGATCGAGGGAGCCATCGCGTCGGGCGTCACGCGCGCCTCGTATGAGGGCAAGTCGACCGAGTTCCGGTCGCTCGCCGAAATGCGCTCGGTGCGAGACGACCTGCGCCGGCAGCTCGGGCTGAGAAGCCCGGGACGGCGCACCGTCGCCGGCTTCCGCAGCGGGTTCTGACGCCGTGCCGTCGCCCAACTGGATCGACAAGGCACTCAGCTACGTGGCGCCCCAGCGCGCCGAGAAGCGGCTTGCCGCCCGGCAGCGCATCCAGCGGATGTCGACGGCCCGCAACCTCTACGACGCCGCCACGCTGGGCCGGCGCGCGAACGGCTGGCGCCGGATCTCGACCGACGCGAACTCCGAGAACCGCTACGCCCTGCGCCTGCTGCGCGACGCGGCGCGGGACATGGTGCGCAACAACGCCTTCGCGTTCCGGGCCAAGTCGACGATCAAGCACAACGTGGTCGGCGCCGGGATCCTACCGCAGGTCAAGGCGGCGCGCCCGGAGCGCAAGAAGCAGATCAACGACCTGCTGAAGCTCCACTTCGACACGACCGACATCGACGCGGACGGCCGGACCAACCTCTATGGTATCCAGGCCATGGTCATGGCCACCGTGGTCGAGGCCGGCGAGTGCCTGATCCGGAAGCGGGTGCGGCGCCCAACCGACGGGTACGCCCTGCCGTTTCAGCTGCAGGTCCTGGAGCCCGACTTCCTCGACACGAATTACGACGGGCCGCTCCCGAACGGGAACACCTGCATCCAAGGGATCGAGTTCGACCTCCGCGGCAAGCGGGTGGCGTACTACCTCTACGACCAGCACCCGGGCGCGGTGTTCGGCGGCGCGGTGAGCCTGCCGCGTGGGCGGCGCGTCTCGGCCGACTTCGTCGCCCACATCTACCGGGTCGACCGGCCCGGGCAGGTCCGAGGCGTGTCGTGGTTCGCCCCCGTCATGGTGCGGATGCGCGACTTCGCCGACTACACCGACGCGCAGCTGATGCGCCAGAAGATCGCCGCCTGCTTCGCGGCCTTCATCACCTCGGAGGAGGACTTCGACGCGGGCGGCGCGATCGGCGAGGACGGCAGCATCAGCGCCAACGACGGCGCCAGCCCGTACCCGGTCGAGAGCTTCGAGCCGGGCATGATCGAGCGGCTGCGGCCCGGGGAGACCGTGACGGCCTTCCAGCCGCCGACGACCGCGGACTTCCAGCCGTACTACTCGACCACGCTGCACGAGATCGCGGCCGGCCTGAACATCCCATTCGAGTCGCTGACCGTCGATCTGAGCGAGGTGAGCTTCATCAGCGGGCGCCTCGGCCGGATCGAGTTCCACACGTCGGTCGATGACTGGCGCTGGAACATGCTCATCCCGCAGATGATGGGGCCCCTCGCAGCGTGGACGCTGGAGGCGGCTTCTGTCGCGACGGGATCAAGCGAGCCGTTCACGCTCGGGTGGACCCCGCCCCGGTGGGAGATGCTGGACCCGGCGGCCGAGGTCGCGGCCTCGAGCGCCGCCATTCGTAACGGCCTGACCTGGCGCAGCGAGGAGCTGCGCAAGAACGGCATCGACCCCGACGACTGGCTCGCCGGAATGGTCGCCGACAACGCCCTGGCCGACGCGAACGGCATCGTCCTCGATTCGGATCCGCGGACCACCACCCTGCGCGGCGCCCAGCAGAAGTCCGACAACGCGAAGCTGCCGGATGCGCTCGCCCCCTGAACACGGACCACAGCATGACCAAGCCACGCAGGCCCGCGAAGGGCGCCGGCGCGCGCGCCGACATGCAGGGCACTCGCTCGCTCGTGATGAACGGCGAGCTGATGCTCTACGGCGTCGTCGACAGCTACATCGATGCTTACGACCCGGTCGGCGCCGTCGTGCGCTCGCTCGACGTCATGGGCTCGATCATCGAGCTCGCCGACCAGCCGCGGCTGAGCGTGCGCATCAACTCCCCGGGCGGCAACGTCATGGAGGGGCTGTCGATCTTCAACGCCCTGCGCAACGCGGGCAAGCCGATCGACATCCACATCGACGCCATGGCCGCCTCGATCGCCTCGGTGATCGCGATGGCCGGCGACACGATCACGATCGCCGACACCGGCACGATCATGATCCACAACCCCTGGGACGTGGCGGTCGGCGATGCCGACGACATGCGCCAGCGGGCCGACGAGATCGACCGTCTGAAGGCGATCGTCGTCGACATCTACGCCAAGCGCACCGGGCTCGACCCGGCCGAGATCGACGCGCTGATGACCGCCGAGACCTTCATGTCCGCAGACGACGCGGTCGAGCGCGGCTTCGCAGATTCGGTCGAGCAGGGCTTGGCCATCGCCGCGTGCGCGCGGCTGACCCGAGAGGATCTGGGGCGTCTCAATGCTCCGGTGTCGGCCCGCGCGGCGCGCGGCTCGACCGTCACGGCTGCCGCGCCCGCGGTTCAGCCCCAACCTGCGGCCCCCGCCGCGCCCCCTGAGGAGAAGCCCGCGATGGCTGAAAACACCCCCGCCGGCGGCTCCGCTGCTCCGGCCGTTCCCGCGCACACCCCGGCTCCCGCCCCGGCGCCGGCCGTCGATCAGGGCGCGTTGCGCCGTGAGGCGACCGAGGCCGAGCGCGGCCGCGTCACCGGCATCCTGGCCGCGGCGCGCTCCGCGAAGTTCGACCCGACCGACGCCTTCGTGACCGGGCTCATCCAGAACAGCATCGACCTGCAGGCGGCCCGCACCGCGATCCTCGACCGCTGGTCCGAGACCCAGAACGCCCGGCAGGACAACCCGCCCGGTGGTGAGCGTCCGTCCGGCATCGAAGTCCAGGCAGACGCGGTTGACCGCTGGGCCGAGGGCGCCGAGCGAGGCCTGATGATCCGCACCGGCCTCGCCCGGGCCGAGGACAAGGATCGCGGCAACGAGTTCGTCGGCCTCACCCTGGCCGAGCTCGCCCGCTCCTCGCTGACCGTCCGCAACATGAAGTCCGGCGGCGAGAACCGCATGGCCATGGTCGGCCGGGCCTTCACCGTCCGCAACAGCGGTCCGGGCTTCCACTCGACCTCGGACTTCCCGAGCATCCTCCAGAACGTCGCCTACCGCGCCGTGCTGAAGGGCTACCAGGAGGTCGACGAGACCTTCCCGCTCTGGACCGGCAAGGGCACGGCCTCGGATTTCCGCCCGATCTCCCGCGTCGACATGGGCTTGTTCCCGTCGCTCGGGAAGGTCGAGGAGGGCGCCGAGTACACCTACGCCACCATGGGCGACACCGGCACCGTGGTGCAGGTCGCGACCTACGGGCGCCTGTTCGCCATCACCCGCCAGGCCATCATCAACGACGACCTGCAGTTCTTCCAGCGGGTGCCGGAGCGGATGGGCCGCGCCGCCAAGCGCACGATCGGCAACCTCGTCTACGCGACGCTGAACGTGAACCCGGTCATGCAGGACGGCGTCGCCCTGTTCAACGCGGCGCACGGCAACCTCGCCACCAACTCGGCGCCCCCGAGCGTCGTTACCCTCGCGGCCGCCATGGCGGCGATGCAGGTACAGACCGACACCAGTGGCATCGGCACCGGCGGCGGCGTCATGCCGAAGTTCGTGCTCACCCCGCCGGCCCTGTGGATGCCGACCAAGGTCGCGATCACCTCGGCGAACTACCCGGGCGACCCCGCCTCGGTGGCCAACCCGATCCGGGACATGTTCACCCCGATCGCCGACAGCCGCCTGACCGGCTCGGCTTGGTACATGGCCGCGGATCCGAACCAGCAGGACACGATCGAGGTCACGTACCTCGACGGCGTCGAGGAGCCCTTCCTCGACCAGAAGGATGGCTGGACCGTCGACGGGACCGAGATGAAGGTCCGGATCGATGCGGGTGTGAAGGCCCTCCACTGGCGCGGTCTCTACCGCAACATCGGCGCCTGATCGCCGCGCGGACGGCCGTAACAGCCGGCCGCATCCTCACCCCACCCTGAACTCTCGGTCCGCGCGGGCGCGTCCCGCCGGCGCAGGAGCGCGTCATGAAGAACTTCATCATGGAGGGCGACACCCTCACCGTCCCGGCTCCGGCCGGCGGCGCCGTGAGCGGCTCTCCCGTCATCATTGGCCTCATGGTCGGCATCGCCACCACCACCCAGCCGCAGGGCGCGCCCGTCGCCGTAAAGACCCGCGGCGTGTTCGAGTTGCCGAAGGCGTCCACCGAGGCCTGGACCATCGGGCAGGCCATCTACTGGACCGGCACGGCGGCCACCTCCACGTCGGGCGGCACGCTGCTCGGCTACGCCTCAGAACCGGCGGCCAACCCCTCGGCCGTCGGTCGCGTCCGCCTGATCCCGCGCGCCGCCTGACGCCGTGATCGACTTCGCCGCCCTGACGCTCGCGCCGTGCATCGACATCTTCGCACGGCCGATCATCATCACCCCGCAGGCCTCACAGCCCGCGCGGCGTGAGGGCGGCGTCATCGTCCCGGCCGGCCAGCCCTTCGCCTCCCGGGGCGTCTGGGCGAGCCGGCCGATCGACGTGCCCACCGAGGACGGCATCATGTCGTCCCAAGCGCACACGCTCGGCATCCAGGCTAGCGACTTCACCGTTCAGCTAGCGCCCGGCGACCTGGTTGAGATCCCGGCCGCCGGCAGCCTGCCGCGCATCGGCATCTGCGAGATTGAGGACACCGATGACGACGGCCAGGGCGGCACGATGCTGTCCCTTAAGGTCGTCGGTCCGTGACCACCGCGGCCTTTGAGATTCGCGAGGCCATCATCGAGCGTCTCGCCGATGTGCCGGGCTACAAGACTCTGCCCCGTCGCGTGCCGCTGCCTCAGCAGCAGCCGAGCGACCTGCCGCAGCTGTCCGTGTTCATCATGGGCGAGCGGCTGACGCCCGAGGGCGATGCCGGCGCCTCCGCGCCCAGCTTCGTCGCCGAGATCACCATCGGCATCTCGGACATGCGAGGGTTCGCGACCCCGCTGGTTCTGGACGGCCAGAACGACACCGTGGTGGACATGATCGAGGAGCGGCTGCTCTGCGATCCGTCCTTCACCACCAAGGGGCCCGAGGCGCTGTTCGAAGCCGTGACCGGCATCACGCGCCGCCGGGTCTACCCGCAGGACGGCGAGACATACTTCGCCGAGCTCCGGCTCGAGATGACCTTCCGCGTCCGCGTCGACTTCCCGCCGTTCGTGCCGGACGCCTTCCTCGACATGGCCGTGACGCTGAAGCGCCCCGGCCATCCCGGTGCGCCCGAGCCCGATTTCATCATTCCCGTCCCTCAGGAGGAGACGCCATGAAGTTCCACGTGGAGCCCGTCTCCAAGAAGACCCAGGTGCCCCCGCATCCGATCGAGGGGCCGATGCCCGCCGAGGGCGGGGCCGACTGGATCGCCGATCAGTACACGCTGCGGCTCATCCTCGACGGCGTGATCCGCCGGACCGACGAGGATGATGCCGACGCCGCCGCGCAGGACACCGCCGCGCGCCGCCGCGCTGCCCCCGCCACCCCCGCGCCCGCCACGGGCAAGGCCCAGGAGGCCTGATCCATGCCCACGAACGGCGCCCTCTCCGATATCCCGGCGAACTGGAAGCAGCCGCTGTTCTGGCTGACCGTCGATGGCAGCCAGGCCGGCCTGTCGACCCAGCGCGAGCCCGTGCTGCAGATCGGGCAGATGCTCTCCCAGGGCGTCGCTGCCAAGAACGTCCCGATCGCCGTCGGCTCGCCCGAGAACGCGGCCGCGCTGTTCGGCTACGGCTCCATGCTGCACCGCATGGCCATCGTGCACTTCCGGATCGCTCCGTACCACGAGCTCTGGATGATGGCGCTGGCCGATCCGGCCGCGGGCGTCGCCGCCACCGGCGCGATCGCGGTTACGACGGCGCCGACCACGGCCGGCACCATCCCGTTCTACATCGCCGGGCAGAACGTCAACGTCCTGGCCAATGGCTCGGACACGGCCGGGCAGCTCGCGACCAAGATCGCGGCGGCCATCAACGCCATCGCGATGCTGCCGGTCTCGGCGGCGGTCGACGGCACCAACCCGGCAAAGGTCAACCTGACCTGCGACTGGAAGGGGCTGACCGGCAACGACATCCAGCTGCTCGATTGCTTCTACGGTTCGATCGGCGGCGAAACGCTGCCGGCCGGCCTCGTGCTCGCCTACACTGCGATGTCCGGGGGCACCGGCTCGCCCGACATGACGGCCGCAATCCCGGCGCTGGGCGACGACGAGTACGACTACGTCGCGCTGCCCTACACCGATTCCGTCACGCTCGCCCTCTGGGAGATCGAGTACGGCTTCACCCCATCCGGCCGCTGGGGCTGGGCCCGGCAGCTGTATGGCGGCATCTTTTCGGCGCGGCGCGACACCTACGCGAACCTGATGACGTTCGGGCCGACCCGGAACTCGCCGAACGTCTCGATCATGCCGGTCGAGCCGACTGCCCAGGCGCCGATCTGGGAGATCACGGCGGCCTACGCCGCGGCCGCCGCCGACGCGCTGCTCAACGCCCCGGCCCGTCCGCTTCACACCCTGGAGTTCACCGGCATCCTGCCGGCGCAGCGTCAGGGCCGATTCAACGGCAACCAGCGGCAGGCCCTGGCCACCGCCGGGCTCGCCATGCAGGGCGTCGCGCCGTCTGGCGACATGATGATCCTGCGCGAGCAGACGACCTACCAGGTCAACCAGTACGGCCAGTCCGACGACGCCTACGAGCTCGTCACCACGCTGTTCACCCTCGCCCGCCTGTTTCGGCGGATGAAGTCGTCGGTCACCTCGAAGTTCGGCCGGCACCAGCTGGCGAACGACGACACGGCCTTCGCGGACGGCCTGGCGATCGTCACGCCCTCAATCGTCAAGTCCGAGCTGTTGTCGGAGTACAACTCGGCGGTCTTCGACGGGCTCGCCGAGGACTTCGAGAACTTCAAGAACAACCTCTCGGTGACCCGGGATCAGAATATCCCGACCCGCCTCAACGTCGTCTACCCGCCGGACATCGCCAATGGCCTGCGCACGTTAGCCGTCCTGGCTCAGTTCCGCCTGCAGTTCGGCCGCGCCTGACGCGCGGGCTCTCACCGGGCCCTCGCGGCCGATCTCACATTCGGAGGCCTAGATCATGGGCAAGCGCATCGCCGGCACGGCGTACATCACGGCGGACGGCGTGCAGCTGGCGCTCCGCGGCAATCTGAGCGTCAGCATCTCGGCCTACGAGCGCACCGGCATCGCCGGCCTCGATCGCGTGCACGGATACGAGGAGCGGCCGCGCGTGCCGTTCATCGAGTGCGATGTCTCGCTGGGGAACGACACCACCATTGCGCAGCTGTCGGCGATCACCGATGCGACGGTGGTGGCGAAGCTGGCGAACGGCCGGACCTACACGCTCTTCGACGCATGGACCAAGGATGCCTTCGAGCTCAATGCCGAGCAGGGCATGACCCGGGTCCGGTTCGAAGGCCTGCGCGGGACTGAATTCTGATGGACGGCTTTACCGACGCACCGCAGCCTCAGACCGCCACGCAGCCGGCCGCCGCGCCGGCCCAGGCGCCCGCCAGCGGCAACGCCTGGACCATGAAGATCACGCTTGCTGAGCCGATCGAGATCACGGATGCCGGTGGGCAGATCCTCCACAAGATCGAGGAACTGACCTTCCGCAAGCCCACCGCAATGGACATGATCGAGGTCGGCGGTAACCCCGTCTTTATGAACGTCTACTCCGACGATCCGTCGAGCACGATCCGATTCGATGGCAAGCAGATGAGCGCGATGATCGCGCGCTTGTCCGCGACGCCTCCACCGTTCATCGCCAAGATGTCGCCAGCGGATTGGACCTACTGCGCCTGGCACCTGTCCGGTTTTTTTCTTCCGGCGCAGGCGAGGAGCTGATCGTCGCCTGCCTGCGCCTCGCGATGATCTATCGGTGCGACCCTGCCAGCATGCTGTGCCGATCGCCCGAGTACATCGCGGCCCTCAACCGGCACACCCCCGACGTGCTCGAAGAGATGATCGAGGCCAAGCTCTATGGCGGATGAAGCCCTGCGCATGCAGGCGGAGGTCCAGGACAAATTCTCTGGTCCGCTCAAAGCCCTCCGCGCACAGCTCCTCGACGTCACCCGGACCGGGGCCAATCACAGCGAGACGCTGGCGAAGGGCTTCAAGGGCGTCGAAGGCGCCATGCAGTCGACGGCGCGCACCGCATCGAGCCTGATCAACCCGGCCTTCGCCGCGCTCGGCGTGACAGGCCTCACCGCCGGCGCGGCCGTGGCCGGGATCTCGGCCGCGCTGAACAAGCTCACCGGCAACCTGTCCGGCCTCGGGCAGCTCAGCCGCGAGACCGGCGTGGCGGCCAAGACGCTGCAGGAGTTCGGTGCGGTCGCGGGCCGGTTCGGGATCGAGCAGGATGCCGTCGCCAACGGCGCCCGGAACTTCGCCGCGCAGATGCGGCTGTTCTCGCGCAGCACCGGTGAGGCGTTCCAGTGGGTCGTCCGGCAGGGCACGGACGCGGCCGGCCGCAAGGCCTTTCAGGATTTCGCCACCGACCTCCAGCGCACCACCGACGAGGGTGAGAAGCTCAAGAAGGCGCTCGCCTTCATGGAGACGATCCGCAACCCGGTGGAGCGGGGCATCTTCGCTCAGCAGTTCTTCGGCAACCAGGATCTCGGGCGCCTCGCGGACGGCCACCTCGGCAAGGTCGTCGACCTGTTCAAGAAGGCCCGGGAAAAAATCGGGGTGTTCAACCCCGACGACATCCTCAACGCTGACAAGTTCGACCGCTCGATCTCGGACCTGAAGGGGTCCATGTCCCGGTTCGGCCTGCTGATCGCGCGCGAATTGCTCGGACCGGCAACCCAGTTCACGACCTGGATCAACGAGCTTGTCTCCGACCAGCGCGGCGACCTGCTGAAGGGCCTCCGCGAGGGCCTGGAGGGCGTCAAGAAAGAGCTCGGCGAGATCAACTTCAAGCAGGCCGGCGACGATGCCGTTGCCTTCCTGAAGGAGAGCACCGCGCTCGCAGGCTCCATGGCCCGGGCGTTCCACGAAGTCGCCGAGGCCATCCATGCGATCCGCGACGGCAATCCCGTCGCGGCGGCGCGCGGGCTCGACGGCGCCTCGGGACCTCTGGCCCGCAAGTTCGCGCCCCGAGTCGGCGATGACGAGATCGCGGCCCAGGAGGAAGTTGATCGGCTGCGCAAGCTGAAGGATCTGGCCAACGAAGCGCAGGGCCACTTCATCGGTCGCACGCAGCAGCGCCTGGGACTGATCGGAACGCCCGAGCAGGTCGGCAAGAACCTTGAAGACGCCGAGGCTCGCCTGAAGGCACTACAGGGCCGCACGCCGGAGCAACGGCAGAAGGACTTCGAATCGTCGGACAAGCTGCGGCGCTCTATCGACAGCCTGACCGACGAGATGAAGGCCAGCCGCGGCGGTGCCACCGTCCAGAAGCAGTCCATGGATACGCAGGGCGGCTTGTTCGGAGGCGCCACGATCCAGTCGGCGGCGTTTGGCGGCGGCGCCTTCCGGCGGCCGGGTGGGCTTGGAGGCGGGGGCTACGGCGGCGGCGCGAACCTGCCGGGCGGCGGATCTGGCCCTGGCTATGGCGGCGAGCAGGGGCCAGCTGGCGGCGGTCTTGGTCGACGCTTCGGTGGTGGTGGGCGTTTTAATCCCCTTGGCGGCGGGTCGGTGACGCAAATACCCGGTGCTCCTCCAGGAAGTCCGGGTAGTGCTGCGACTGCGGTTCAACCGCCGCCGGGAGGATATCCGGGCATCTCTGCCCGCGACATGAAAAACGTTAACCCCGAGATGGCGGAGTATATTCGTCAATCGGCCATTGCGAACGGTATTGACCCAAACGTCGCGCTGCGTATCGCAAATAGCGAAGGACTTAGGGGCTCTATCCCCGGCGTGAGGAACACGCCTGGTGATAAGGGGACCAGCTTCGGCCCGTTCCAACTACACTACGGATCCAACATCCCGGGGCTTACTCTTAAAGGACTTGGGGATCGGTACACCCGCGAAACGGGCCATCATGCGAGCGACCCTAAATACTGGAAAGAGCAAATCGATTTTGCTTTACGCACTGCCCGCAAAGAGGGTTGGGGCGCTTGGCACGGCCGGATTGGTGCACGCATTGGTCTGCGAGATGGCATCGGCACTGTACGACCGGTTCCAATCCCGGAACAGCGCACCCCTACCGCGACTCGCGGCGATGGCGGCGACGCTAATTTTCTCCCTAATGGCGCCCCACGTGTCCTGAAGCCTAGCAGCATGAAGGATGCCCCGGGTCTCACGATGGACGAGGCAGACCGGCAGCGCGGGAGTCTGAAAAGCGGTTTCGTCCGACGCGCTGAGATGCTGGCCGATCCGAACGACGAGCGCCGCCAGGGTGAGAAGCCGTTCTACTCCGAGGAGGATGATCGACGGGCTGCGCGAGATCTCGGCATCGCCCTGCGAGCTACTCGGGCCAAGCAGGAGGCCCAGCGAGAGCAAATGCGCCTAGACGGCGCTCGAGTTGGCGCCGCGGCCGCGCAGGCCGGTGTGGTCGGACCGAATGTGAACGGCAGTGTGACGACGGTCATTGAGAAAGCGGGCCCCGAGGCGCGGGCGAAGACCAGCGTGAACGGTAACCTCTTCCAGGAGGTCCGGACCCAGAACGGGTCACAGATGCGGAAGGCGGATTAATCACGCTCCGCAATTTGGAATTTTAGGAAGCGGCGCACGGCGGCTGACCTTATCAATCAAACTGTCAACCGCCTCACCGATCGTCCGCCGTGGCTTGCCGCGGCACTCAGCTTTAATGTAGTCGCCAATATTACAAGCGCTACCTAGCTGCTCAGTCACCGGGCCGCGCTCCATTATGTAATTGATTGCCGGGTCGATAACCTCGGCATACCGTTGGGTGCCATAGATCTTGGGCAGCACCGCGCATGTGTAGGCGGACACCTCGGCATAGGACGGTCCTGTGTCCTGAGCGGTCGCGCCGCCAGCAGCAACGACGAAGGCGAAGGTGGCGAGAATCCTGCGCATTAGTTTACTGCTTTCTGATGCTGGCGAGCCCACGTTTGAAAATCAGTTTCATTAGCCCATGTATGCGGCGTATCATTGACGCGTGAGACGACAGCGCCATTTGAAAAAACATAATATAGGTAACCAGCATAAGTACCCTGATTGATTACGCTTCCGGTGCCATGGTTCCCAACGCGGGTAGCAATTTCTAGCGCCGCGGGGGCAGTGTTCTTAAAGGGCGTCTCAGATATTTGGCCGTCAGCCCAAGTTCGGAATGCGTACATGCTCGGAAAGGCTTCTGTTCCAGACGGGGTATGCGCCGTCACGCTATGGTCGGAGCAGACCACATAGCGGACACCCTTGTAGCTCTCAGTTGGTGTAGCGGGGGCTGTGAGCTGTGGGGTCGTGGTTGAAGCGCCAATGCGGCTCGCCACGAAATCAACAGCCTCCCATTCGGCCCAGAAGCGGCGCCTCTCGCCATTAACATTGGCTTCGTAGACCATGCGGTTTGAGAACGCTGGTTTGAAACGCCGAATGTGAGAGCGGCAACGGGCGTTAAATTCGGGGTCCCCAGATGCGCCCTGCCGAGCAGAAATCGTCTGCAGTAGGGCCTTGTGCTGGCGATCCTGCTTCGCCCCATTGGCCGACCACATGCCGATGAACAGCGCGATGAACCACAGAACGACGCCCGGCAGGACCAGGAAGGGCAGAGCAAAGGCTGCGCAGACACAAAGTAGGCCAACCCCTATGGCCGCTGCGATCCGGCCCTGGGAGAGCGGTAGCAGCGCTGGCAGGAAAGCCAGCACGAACATCACAACGGCAGCACCGGTCATCGCGCGTCCTTATAGCGAAGCTGCAATCTACCTATGGTTAGGTGCGAGTCGAGAGCATGGCTGATAGCCCCTGGCGCGACCGCCTCCGCCCGGCCTCCTTCCGTGGAGCCGTGTTCTACGTCGAGGTCGGCGCCCGGTCCGGCGGCCGGCGTATCGCGCCGCACGAGTTCCCAAAGCGCGACACGCCGTACCCGGAAGATATGGGCCGGAAGGGACGCTCGTTCGCCGTCACGGCCTACTGCGTCGGCCCGGACTACCAGGACCAGCGCGATGACCTGATCTTCGAACTGGAGACCGAGGGCGTCGGCACGCTGGTCCACCCAACCTACGGCGAGTTCGAGGTCAAGAACGGCGTCTTCAACCTCGTCGAGCGCCGCGAGCGCGGCGGCTACTGCGAGATCGAGATCCCGTTCTTCGAGGCGGGCGAGGACGCGGCCTTCACGGTCTCCGACGCGACCCAGAACCAGGTGCAGATGAGCGCTGACGGGGCTGAGCAGGCGGTTGCCGCCGGCGGCGATCAGGGACTGTACGCGCTGCGAGATCCCAATCGACCGCTGACCGGAGGGGGCGCCTAGATGAGCCTGCGGCGCGACAAGCCGACCCTCGACCTGATCGGCGCTGTCCTCGACGCCATCCTGGCGTTCAGCGGCGCCGAGAACCTGGCGGCGGCCGGTGCCGATCTCGACGCGGCCGTCGGGGATCTGCGCGCGGATGCCCAAGGCCTACTCCGGCAGGCCGCTCTATTCACCCCGCTGGCCCGATGCTTCAGCCTCGCCCAGCAGACCGGCATGACGGTCGACACGATGGAGCGGCTGCGCGCGACGATCGCGGGGCTGTCTACCGCGGACGCCCGGGCGGCCCTGGTCCAATCCCGCAGCCAGATGTTCTGCTGCATCCAGGAAGCCCGGATCACCGCGGCGACCACCTACACCAGCCGCAACGAGGTGGACCGGGTGCTCGGTCTCGTGGCGGCGGCCTTCGATTTGTCTCAGAGCGCGGCGGCAGATGCCGGCGACGCCGCCGGCTACCGCGCCTTGGTGGGGCTCCGCGCCGCCATGGTGCGGGACCTGACGGATCGATCCCGGCCGCTGCCGAAACTCGTGACCTACACCTTCGGGCGCATACGCTCGTCGCTCACCCTGGCGCAGCGCCTCTATGGCGATGCCGGCCGGGCCGACGAGATCATCGCCGAAAACGAGATCGTGCATCCTCTGTTCGCCCCGCGCGCCGGGCGCGCGCTGTCGGCCTGAGGATCCGCGATGCCGAAACCGACAGAGGTCGCTGAGATCGCGGTCAACGGGCAGCGGTACTCGAATTTCGAGACTGTGAGCGTGTCCCGGTCCGGCGTTGATCCCTTCCCGAAATTCGCCTTCACCGCCGCCTCGCCGATCGAGAGCGCGCCGAACTGGGCGGGCATGAAGCTCGGGATCGGCGACGAATGCGAGGTGATCCTCGGCGGCCGGCAGGCGATCTCGAAGGGGCGAATCACCGGCCGGCAGCCGGCCTACGACGCGCAGCAGCATGGCCTGCAGATCATCGGCACGACCAACTCGGCGACCGTGGTCCGGGCGACGGTCGACCACAACAAGGGCGAGTACAAGGGCTACACCCTGTCGCAGATCGCGAACGCCGCGCTGAAGCCCTACGGGACCAAGTTCTCGACCAAGGGCGACACGGCCGGCATGGACAAGCCCTTCGAGAAGGTTGCGGTCCAGTTCGGCGAGACGGTGTTCGCGTTCATCGAGCGCCTCTGCCGGATGCGGAACGCCTACATCCTCTGCGACAAGAATGGGGACCTCGTCGGCTACCGGCTCGACAACGCGGCGAAGACGATTGCGGACCTCCAAGAGGGCCGGAACATCCTCGCGGCCTCGGCCAACTTCAATTACGAGGGCGCGCTCAGCGAGATCCAGACGCAGGGCCAGCGGCCCGGCAACGATCAGCGCTTCGGCGACGCGGCGCGCGACCAGTCCGCGACCGTGAAGAACTCATCGGTCAAGCAGCATGTGCCCTTGGTGTTCGCGGCCGAGATGCCGGGCGACCAGGCCGAGATGCGCATGCGGGCGCAGCACGAGAACGGCTACAACCTCGCAGATCAGCTCACGGTGCAGATCACCGTGCAGGGCTGGTTCCGAGACGAGAACAGTCTCTGGCTCGAGCACGTCGGCGACCCAGTCTCCGTCTACTCGCCCATGCTGTTCACGAACGACCGGCTCAACCTCGCCATTCAGGCGGTGAACTCGACTCAGGGACCGGCCGGTACGCTCTCGCAGCTCACCCTAGTCCTGCCTGGCGCCTACAACGGCGGCGATCAGGTGCAGACCGGCGGCACACCACCCGGCCTCTACGGTGCTGCATGAACCGCACAACGACGCGCACGTCCGGCGATCGCGTGGTGGCGAGCCTCTCCCGGGGCATCATCACCACGATCAACGACAGCCCCTTTATGCAGGAGCTTGGCGTTCGGATCCGCGACCAGCAGGATCTCACCGACGTCGAGCACTGGCATTCAGCGGGCGTCACCCACTATCCGATGCCTCCGGATGCGAAAGGCGCGGCCGAGATCATCCTCGCTACGCTGACCGGCAACACCTCACACCCGATCGCGCTGCCCGGCGCCGACCGCCGGTTCCGCCCGAACGGGATGAAGCCCGGCGACACGGCAGTGGCCGACGCCAACAAGCAGACGATCCATCTCGGCCCGGTCAGTGTGGTCCTGGACAGCCCCAAGCGCTTCGACCTGCGGGTGACCGCAGACCAGGGCGCGGGGCAGGCCAAGAACCAGGGCGCCAACCTCACCGCCGAGAAGAAACCCTCGACCACGATCACCGGCAAGGCGGCCGGCACGCTGGCCACGACATCGACGGACGCGACCACCGTCACCGGCAAATCAGTCGGTGTGACCGCCGGGACAAAGCCCGAGACCGCCGGCAATCACGAGCTCAATCAGCAGCTCAAGGGTGTCGTCGCGCAGCTGACGCAACTGAAGGATTCGCACCACGCGCTGTTCGACGTAGTCTCGAAGCTGCGGATGAACGTCGAGAGCGTCGTGCCGGCGCTCGTACCGATCAACGCGACCGCGCAGGTCACGGCGGCGCTCAGCGGCTCGCCTACGGGCCTCGATGTCATGAAGGCGCTCGCGTCGGGCCAGTTGCAGGGCTACTTTCAGAACGCGATCAAGACGGCGCTGCAGGACTTCCTCAACCCGGCCCGCATGCTCGCCGCGGCCAGTGTCATGTCGGGTGGCGTAGAGGGCCTGATCGCGCAGGCCCAAGCGCAGATCGCCGACCTGATCGCTCAGAACCCTGTGGCGGCGCAAGTAGACGGCCTGCTCTCTCGGATCGAGGCGCTCGGCGACGCTCCGCTGGCCCCGGACATCGCATGCGCCGCGGCGGCGGTCCTCCAGGCGCAGGTCGACTACCTGGCCCGGCAGAACCCGGTCGTGGCGCAGGTGCGGCAGCTGCGTGGCGCGCTTCAGGCGCTGATCAACGGGGCCGGGCCCGGTCTCGGCTTCCTCGCCCCGCAGCAGCGGCTCGTTCAGGGCCTCACCCGGTCGATGCTGTTCAGCCAGAGCTGAGGACGTTCGTGATCGACGCCGGCAACATCCATTCCCGCCGTGCGGTGACGCGCGAGTGGCTTCTGACCCCCGTGGATCAGCGCGACCCGTCCCTCGACTTGGTCGATTGCGTCGTGGTTGCTCTGGGCACGGATCGGCTGGCTCGAGCCGACGACGCTCTGCCGGTCCAGGGCGACACCGACCGCCGGGGTTGGTGGGGCGATCTGGACGCCGCCGGTATTCGCGACGGCTGGCCGATCGGCTCACGTCTGTGGCTGCTCCAGCGGGTGACGATCACCGGCGCCGAGGCGCGCCAGGGCAGCACGGTCGCCCGGGCGGAGGACTACACCCGGGAGTGCCTCCAGCCCTTCGTGCAGAAGGGCGTGGCGTCCCGGCTCAGCGTGGTCGGCGAGCGGCTCAAGGTCGAGGGCATCGACGTGAAGGCGACCCTCTTCCGGGGAGACCTGCCGGCGATCGAGCTGCGATACGCGACCCTGTGGAACGGGATCAGAGCATGACGCAGAGCACGCCTCGCAACCGTACCTTCGGGTGGGTGTTGCGCGTCATCCTTTCGAGCCTAGCGCTCGAACTGACCTACCGTCTCGCGCCCTCGGACGCCGGGCAGTTCCGCGCCGCAATCCTCGAGGCCGAAGTTGCCATGCGTCGCGACTCCAATCTGCCTGAGCGTCAGGCGGCCTGAAGCATGCCGCTCGCGATTCCCACGCTCGCCGAGACCCGGGTGCTCAGCCGCGACGCCGTCATCGAGGCGCTGCGCGTCGGCGCGCTGCCCGGCAACTGCCCGGCCGGCATCCTCGCTGACGACAACGGCGCGCTCGCCTTCTTGGTCCTGCAGTACATCGCGCGGCAGGCGCAGGAGTACCTGCCGGATCAGGCCGGCGAGCAGATGCTCCAGCGCTGGGCCGACATCTTCCTGCCGGGCGGGCGGAAGGCCGCAACCTACGCCGTGTTGACCGCGACCCTCTCCGGGCCGGCCGGTACGGTGGTGCCGCAGGGGACACAGTTCTCGCTCGGGAACATCCTGTTTCAGTCCACCGCCGACGCCACGCTCGGCGGCTCGGCCGTGGCTACCTCGCTCACCGTGCGTGCGCTCACCGCTGGCATCGTCGGCAACCTCGATACCGGGACCAGCCTCTCGCTCATCATCGCGATAGCGGGGGGCACCGCCGCGGCGACAGTGACCGGCATCGCGAGCTATGGCGTCGACATCGAGAGCGTCGACAGCCTCCGCGACCGGGTGCTGTTCCGGATCCGCAAGCCGCCGATGGGCGGCGACGCAGACGACTATGTGGCCTGGGCGCGCGAGGTTCCGGGCGTGACCCGGGCTTGGGCTGCGCCCCACGAGGTGGCGCTCGGCACCGTCACTATCCGATTCATGATGGACGATCTTCGCGCCGCGCTCGGGGGCTATCCGATCCAGTCCGACTGCGATGCCGTGGCGGCCCACATCGCCACCGTCCGGCCGGTCACCGTCTCGGACATTTACGTGGTCGCCCCGGTCCCGCAGCCGGTGAATCTCGCAATCAGCAACCTGTCCCCGGACACGCCGTCCACTCGGGCGGCGGTCCTGTCGAGCTTGTCGGCGACGATCAAGCAGCGAGCCGCGCCGGCTCGGGCTGTCAACGGCCGGTTGGTGCCGGCGCAGACGATCTACGCGGCCTGGCAGTCAGAGGCGATCTCAGCGGCCGAAGGTGTCGACTACTTCGACCTGTCGGCCACCGACGCCGTGATGTTGAACGGAGGCCGCATGGCGACGCTCGGTTCGGTGACATTCGGTGCCTGATCAGTTCGTCCGGCGCTCGGCCGACGATTATGCAGAGGGGCTTTCCGACCTGCACCCGGTCGGACCGGCCTGGCCGCGCACCGAAGCGCCCGGGCCCGACGACGTCACGCCCCGCGGCGACGATGAGGCTCTATCGGATTTGACCCGCGGCCTCGCGAAGGTCTGGGGCGATAAGGTCGATGCCCGCGCGGCCGACCTGCTCTTCATCGAGACGGATCCGCGGCAGACCTACGAACTGCTGCTGGACTGGGAACATGCGTTCGGCCTACCGGATCCGTGCAGCACCGAGGCGCCGAACCTCGCCCTCCGGCGCGAGGCACTGATCCGCAAGCTGACGATGGTCGGCCGCCAGGACCGGCAGTTCTTCGTCGATCTGGCGACGAGCCTTGGGTACCAAATCCGCCTCTACGAGTACCGGCCGGTCGTTTGCGGTGAAACCCGCTGTGGCGACACGCGGCCGACAGGGCACCTCGCTTACACCTACGCGCGATGCGGTGTCGCTCGATGCGGCGTCGACCCCATCCTGAAAATCGACCTCAGCGGCGGCGATGACTGGGTCTGGCGCCTCGGCGCCCCGAACATCCGGTTCATCTGGCGCATCTCGATCCTCAACACCGCTCTGCGTTGGCAGCGCGGCGGCGTCGCCGAGTGCGGCGTCGATCATCACTGCGAGTTCGGCCTCGCTACCGACCTTGAGTGCGTGATCCGGCGACTGGCGCCCGCGCACACCCAGGTCCTTTTCGATTACTCACAGGTGGCGATCGGCAATGGATAGGCTCCCTCCGTTCGACAAGATTGGCGCACAGCCGGTCCCGGATTTTCAGAACGCCGACCCGGCGAGCTCCAATCCAGGCTCGATCGTCAACGCTCTAATTTTCAACCAACTGCAGCGCGAGGGCGTCAACCTCGAACTGCTGGCGGGCCTGACACCAGATAGCGCTAACCTCTTCCAGTGGACGCAGGCCGTCTCGCGCGGGGGTATCTGGGTCGATGAACTGACTGGGACCGGTGATCTCGCGGTGGCCTCCTTGGATGCCGTCCTACCGGCGCTCCTGCGAGGCATGCGCATCGGCGCCGTCGCCACGGCCGCCAACACGGTCACGAACCCGAAGCTGCGGGTGATGAACCTCGGTTCGACCGGCGCCTCTACAGATTTCCCGATCCTTAATGAGGACGGATCGGCGCTGTCGGTTGGGTACATCAAGGCAGGCCGCCGCTACCGGTTCGAGGCCGATGGCGCGGGCAACGTGATGATCACCGGGGGGCTCGGTGCGAGTGACGTGAAGGCGATCGCCGTTGCCGCCCAGCCTCGCAATGAGATCGCTTTCGCTTCGACGCAGAACTGGACGGTGCCAGCCGGTATCACCCAGGTCTTCGTCGAAGAGTGGGCCGGCGGCGGCGGCGGCGGCGGCTCCTCGGGCGCACAGGGCATCGGTACCGGGGGGGGCGGCGGCGAGTACCGTCGTGGTCGGTTCGACGTGACCCCGGGTCAAGTCATCGGCGTCACGGTTGGTCCGGGCGGCGCGGGCGGCAATGGGGGCGTCGGCGGGAACGGCGGCACGACCTCGTTTGGGGCCTTGATGTCGGCCATGGGCGGCGCAGGCGGCGGGTTCGGTAATAATGTGGCTTCCGGACAGGTAACCCCTGGCGGTTCCGGCGGGGCTGGAGGCTCAATCAGCTTCCCAGGCGTCGGCGGTGGCTTCGGTCAGAACGGCACTGCCAACGGCATCGCGACCTACGCCTCGGGCATTGGCGGATCTTCCCCGCTCGGCGGGGCCTCGCCCGCGATCAACGTCAACTCTGCCGGCGGCCCCGGGCTTTCGCCGGGGGGCGGCGGCAACGGCGGCTGTATCGGCAACGTCGGCGGCAACGGTGCCAACGGCCTCATCATCGTGCGTTTCTGAGGACTGCCATGACCCGCTACTGCTTGATCCGCGATGGCAAGGTCTTCGAGGTCTTCGAGGCCGAGCCGGCATTGCACCCGTCCCTGGCCCTGGTCCCCACCGACGACGAAGGCGTCACCGCGGGCTGGTCCTACGACGGAGAGACGTTCGCTCCGCCATCGCCGAAGCCTCTGCCTGCTCCGCCGGTGCCCGAGGCCATCTCGGATCGGCAATTCTTTCAGCAGCTCGCAGTCGATGGCGACATCAGCCAGGACGATGCACTGGCCGCTGTGCAGACCGGGACGCTTCCGAAGAAGCTGTCCAACGCTATCGGCGAACTGCCCGCCTCGCAGCAGTTCTCCGCCAAGATGCTGGTGTGCGGCGCGACTGAGTTCCATCGCTCGAACCCGATGGTGCCAGTCCTTGGCCAGGCACTGGGCAAAGACGCGGTGGCGCTCGATGCGCTGTGGTCGGCGGCTTCGGCTCTCTGAGGGTTTCGTGACCCAGATCCTCAACCTGCCGCTCCTGTCGTTCGCGGTCACCATCGCGAACAACGAGGACTGGACCGATTCCTGGGCGTATCTCGACGCCTCCGGCAATCCGATCTCGCTGGCCGGTCTGACGCTCACGATGATGCTGCGCACACGCGCCATCGATCCGACGGCGCAGATCATCGCATCAAGCATCTCCGGCGCCGTCAACGGCATGCCGCAGAACGGGTCGGTCTCGTCGGGAGGCGTCGGTCTGAACGTGGTGGCGCTCGCGATCCCGAAGGCGACCGTCGCGCGGCTCGCCCCCGGGGACTACGTGTTCGAGGTGCAGGCGTCTGGTGACAGCCTGACCCGAACCATCGCCGCCGGCCCCGTCACGATCCAGCCGGGAGTCGTGCGATGATCACCAGCGATATCATCGTCGTCCGCCCGGCCGCGCAAAACGTTGCGCCCGGCGTCGCGCTGCCCGCCGGACCGCAGGGAGTCCCGGGCAAGGACGGCGCTCCCGGCTCTCCCGGAGCCTCTGGGCTCCCCGGCACACCAGGTGCCCCGGGGCCGACCACTATCGCGGGGCTCACCGACGCCTCGGACCAGTTCAAGGCCCTCAACGTCCCCGGAGCTGCAGATCAGCGAAAGGCAATGGGGGCGGCTGCGGCGAACGACGCGTTCCTCACCGGTCAGACACAGACGAAGGATCATGCGGTCGACGCGAAGCAATCGTTCAGCCTGACACCGACCGCTCAGCCCGCGCCTTTCGCTGCGTCGCGAACCCTTACCGGCTCGATTGGTGGCGGCGGTCTGAGCGCGGCGGAAGTCATCGACATCGTCATGAACTCCGGGGGGACGGAGACCGGGTACAATCGCGCGAAGCTGTCCTCCTACCGAGGCGCTTCAGCGACCGCGGGAGCGGGCGACATCGGCGTCGACAACCAGTGCCTGACCGAGCAGTCCGGGCACAATGGCCACTGCCTGGTTGACGAGTTCAATCTGAACACGGTCGACACCTACCCGGCCCCCGACGCAGCCGGCGCCGGACCGATCAAGGCCTTCAATTATTACGCGGGCATCGGCGGGAAGGTTCAGGCCATCTGGCTCGTGAACCTCAATGGCGGCACGCTCAACCCGTATCGCGGCATGGGGATCTACGGGGGAGCACTCCGGGGGCCCGTAATCGAGGCTCAGGGCGCGTCCCACTTTGCTTATCTCGGCGGGACCTATACCTGCGGGATCGATACCCGGACGGCGACGATCACGACCCCCACCTACTTTCTGCGCCAAGGGCAGGTGATCGCATGGGCGACCGCTGCCAATGTGCAGGGGCCGTCGATCCTCACCAACGCGGGTGACACGCTGATCCTGACGGCCGCCAGCGGCATCGCCGTCGCGAACACGATCTCCGGCACCGATGGGACGCAGAACCTCGGGCTGTCGAACATCCCGTTCAACAACCTGTACATCAAGAACAACCCGATCGTCGGCTCGGACGCCAAGCTCAAGACTGCGCCGCAACCCCTGCCGGCCGCGCTCCTGGCCGCCCTGCGCGAGATCGATGTCGTCTGGTTTCAGTACCTCACGGCCGTCGCCGAGAAGGGCGAGGATGCGGCTCGCCAGCACGTCGGCGTCATCGCTCAGCAGGTTGTGGCCGCGTGCGAGAAGCACGACGTTGATGCGTTCCGGTGGGGCTTTATCGGCAAGGATGCCGACATGGCGCCGGTCACGAAGGTCCGGAAGGTTGAGCGCGGCATCACCGACACCATCACGGAGACGGTGGTCGAGGAGACCGAAGTCGACGGGCGGTTCGTTCAGCAGCGCGTCGAACGGACTCGCGAAGACCCCCGCATGGTCCCCGTTCCGGTGGTCGATGCGGACGGCAAGCCGGTGATGGTCCGATCCCTGAAGGACCCGCTCCACCCAGAGGTGGGCAAGGGCGACGAATTGGTCCCAGATGTGCGCTGGCGCCAAGCCACCGAGACGGTGGACGAAAGCTACGTCGTCGATGAGCCGACCGGAACCTTCACGCTCAGCGTCCGCTACGAGCAGTTGGCGATGGCGATGATCGCCGCCCTGCGCGCGGCCTGACGCTTCTCCACCCTCCACTCTCTCAACCTGCTCGCCGGGAGCCTTCCGCATGCCTGCTGGCTCCGGCCAAACCGCCGTGATCGACACCGCCGACTGGCGCCTCATCGCGCCGATGAAGTGCCCGCTGAACCTGTCGGGCTCGCGGCTGACGGCGACGATGACCTGCGCGTTCGGCGGGCCGGCCGCAGCCGAGATCGACAGCCGGGACGGTTCGATCTCCTGGGTTGCCGATCCGATCACCGGGCTCAGCACCGCGGTGATCATCATCGTGCCGAAGGCGGCCCGGGGCGACTGGCGGGCGATCGGGGCGAGCGGGCAGGCCGCGGCGGTCACGGTGGCGTTCGACATCCATCGTACCCTCGCCGGATCGCCCGCGGATGAATGGCTGGGCCGCTCGTCGGTCCTAGTGCTGCCAGCGTCCGATTCCGAGCTCGTCTTAGCCAGTTTCAGCACGCAGCCGATCCTAATCAACAAGCAGCCAGCAGGCAGCATCCTGCTGCCAGCGCTTCAGACCGGGCCGCAGGGGCCGATCGGACCGCCCGGGCCCGCAGCAGGTGGCGCTGGCAGCGCCCAGGTCTTCGCCCAGGCCACGCCCGCCGCGACCTGGGTCATTCCGCACGGCTTCGCCCGGCGACCGCTAGTTACCGTCTACGACGCATCCGGGGCCGAACTACTCGCCGATGTCGTGGCCGACGCGATCGCCGCCACCGTCACCTTTGCCCAACCCACCGCCGGCTCGGCTGTGCTCGCCTGAGGACTGAACCATGACGAAGAAGGTCACGAACGGCCTCGACCTCCAGGGCCAGCGGATCCAGACCGTTGGCTCACCATCAGCGGGCACCGACGCGGCGAACCGCGACTACGTCGACAACGTCGCCCGGGGGCTTTCCTGGAAGCAACCAGTCCGGGTTGCCTCAACCGGCAACATCTCGCTCTCGTCCCCGGGCACCACGCTCGACGGCGTGACGCTGGCGATCAACGACCGGATTCTGCTGAAGAATCAGACCGCGGGCGCCGAGAACGGCCTCTACGTCTGGTCCGGCGGAACCAGCGCGCTCGTGCGCGCCACCGACGCCGACACCGGCACCGAGCTGCAGGCCGGCACCTCCGTCACCGTCACTGAGGGCACGACCAACGGCGACAAGGTCTTCATGATCGTGTCGGATGGCGCGGTCACGATCGGAACCACCGCCACGACGTGGTCGCAACTCGGCGGTGGCGGTCAGACCTACACCGGCGGCAATGGCATCAGCGTTTCCGGTGCGGTCATCTCCGGCGTCGTTAAGCCCTCGGGCGGTGTCTTGCTCGACAGCACCGGCTTCTCGCTCGACACCTCGATCGTCGCCCGGAAGATCTCCGGCAACGTCGGCAACGGCACGCTCACCTCGATCGACGTCGCCCACAACCTCGGCGTCGGCAACGACCTAGTCGTCTCGCTCAAGATCGCCAGCACCGGTGAGGAGGTGATCCCCGACTACGTCGTGAAGGACGCCAACACGATCACGCTGCTGTTCCCGACCGCTCCAGCGGCGGGCTTCTACCGCGCGACCGTGATCGGCTGAGCCCATGTCGCGGAAAGCTGTGGGCGGTATCGACAACCAAGGGCAGCGCCTGCGCGGCGTGGCGACGCCTACCGCGACCGACGATGGCGTCCCGCGATCGTTCATCCGCTACGACATCGGGTTCGCCTGCACCGGCAAGCCGGCGGCGGGTGAAGTGATCGGCGTCTTCCTCGCGCCGGTGGCCTTCACTCTGCCTGCCAACCTCGCTGGCAGCATCGCCCGCGCCCTGACTCCCGCAGCCGCCAGCGCCGCCTGGACACTGACCCAGATTCCGACCGGCTCGACCACAGAGACGACGATCGCCACGCTGACCTTTGCAGCGAATGGAACGCTGGCGACTTTCTCGAGCCAGGCGGCGATCAGCGTCGGGGCGGGTGACATCCTCCGCCTCAAGGCACCCGCGAGCCAGGACGGCACGCTCGTCGACATCACCTTCACCTTCGTGGGCGTGCGCTAGCGTGGCCCGAATCTTCAACGCCGCAACGGGGCTGCGTCCAACCGGCTGGGCGATCAGCCGCGCCTCGGTCGGCACATACATCGACAGCACGGGCGTGCTCCGCACCGCGGCGGTGAACACCGAGCGGGTCGATTACACCTATAACGGCACCCTGCTCGGGCTTGCCGTCGAGGCGGCCCGGACCACCATTATCCCGTCGCGTTACAGCAACCCGCTGTATGGAACGGTTGCGGCCTCCCTGACGCAGGGCCAGGCGGATCCGGCCGGCGGCACGCTCGCCGCCCTATTCACGCCTCAGAACAACACGGGCGCCCGCGCCGGCATCACCAACGGCGTGAACGCCACTGGTGGCCTGGTCTATCGCCTGTTCATGCGGGTGAAGGCGAAGGACGCGGCCGACATCGGCAAGCGCTTCAGCCTCTACTTCTATAACAGCGCCTTTGCCGGGACGATCAGCTTCACACTGACCGCGAACTGGCAGACCGTCTCAACGACGCTGAATTACAGCAGCGGCACGATCTACCCCAACATGCCGGGGTCCGAGGTCGGGACCAACGATCTCGCCAACATGTACGTGTTCGGCGGCGAGCTTAAGGCCGGTGCCGACGCACTCGACAGCTACATTGACACAGGCACCAACGCGACCGGCAGCCGTGCCGCTGACGCTTACTCGTTCACGCTGGCAAGCGGCGCTTCAGCGCTCACCTATACCTTCGACGACGGCTCCACCCAAGCCATCTCGGGGCTGACCGGCGGCTCGACCTACACCATCCCGACGAGCCTCAACCGCTCGCGGGTGATGTACATCGACGACAACGCGGGCGCGATCATTGCCCGCCGCCGCCCGCTGATCCTGATGGCGTCCTGAGAGCGAGGCCCGGATGATCTGTCCGCGATGCGCCGGGCTCGGGCCGGCGATGCTCGCGCCGTTCCAGGGGCCGCCGGGCCCGCGGGGGCTTCAGGGTGAGCCCGCAATCGCCCGCGGCTTCGGGGCCGTCGATTACAGCGACCTTGACGCGGTGACACTCGACGCGAACGGCGACGTCATCAGCGGCACCTCGATCACGATGGCGGCCAACGCCTGGACGCGGGTGGTGCGCCGGGCCGCGGCCTCGCCGAGCAACGCCAACTTGCCGAGTGGGCCCTGGGCTGGGTTCGAGTTTTGGGACGGTGCCCTATTGCGCGCCCGGGCCGCCGGCGACGGCTACCTCTTCAAATTTGCTTTCAGGGTTCGCCCCTACCAGCGCGATGGCGCGATCCGGTTCGCCGTGCGCCCGGCCGGGGACCCGGCCTTCGACTTCGGGCCGGACGCCACGACGCTGACTGTCGATGCCAGCGATGTGGAGTTCGGCAGCCGGACCTTCTTCGAGCAGGTCCGACCGCGGTTCGCGACGGCGGGCGCCGAGATCCACGTCTTCAGCACCACGGGCGGCGAGCTGCTGGAGTTCAGCCCGGAGGTCGCGCCGTTCTTCAGCAAGTCGTGAGGCCCACGATGAAGCGTGTCGGCTTCGATCCGCGCTGCGGCGCCCTGACGATCATGGGGGGCGAGTCGTACTTCCCCGGGGCGCTGATGGCCGAGGCCGACGGCGATGGCATGATCCGTCTGCAATCGTGCGCAGGTCGGGTCGAGCTATACGTGCCGTGGCCTGAGATCGCGAACCTCGCGGGCGAGACCTTCGCGAGCGAGAACGATGCGCTCGCCTATCTGGCTGTCGAGTGCGCGAAGCAGCCAGCCCGCGCCCCGGGCCCGCGCGGCCCTGGGATTTTCTCCGGCACCGGCGATCCGGATGCCGCCTTCGGTCTAACCGGTGATCTCTACCTCGACGCGCTCACCGGCGACATCTTCATCAAGGAGAGCTGACATGGCGTGGTCGAAGCTGAGCAACCTCAAGGGCCCAAAAGGCGATCAGGGGCCGCGCGGTGTGTCGTGGTTCACCGGCACGGGGGCCCCGGGCACGGTCGCCAACTCGCAGGCCGGCGACCTCTACCTCGATCTGTCGACCGGTGACGTCTACGTCCTCTCCTAAGGTTCGACGATGGCCTGGTCTAAGATCGGCAACCTGAAGGGGCCGGGCGCGCTCGTCGTTCTCGGCACGGTCACGATCAGCCAGACCGCGACCCTGGCCATCGCTGCCGGTATTCGGACGATCAGCGTCAACGTGCCGGGCCTGGCCGCCGGCGAGAACGTGATCCTGCAGCCGACCTCAGCGCTGCCGGCGGGCTACCTTCTCGGCCTGCCCGTGGCCCGCGCCGGCATTCTAGACGTGCCGGTGTTCGCCCCGGCCATGGTCATCAACGCCTCGTACTCGATCCCGGCGCGCGTGCTCGCCGTTCGGCCGTGACGCCGGCCGCCTGACCCGTCCACCACCGGAGCCGACCATGACGCGCTTCCTCGCGGCGCTGGCGCTTGCCTGCGCGCTCTCCAGCCATGCCTGGGCTGATCCCACCTGCGACGACCAATTCCTCGGCGGCCAGAGGCCTGCACTCGCGGCGCCGGCCTCGGCCGATGTCGAGCTGTGCTCGGCCGATTTCGCCACCCTGTGGAGGCCGGCGACTCGGGACCCGGTCTACTCGGCCGAGCACCTGACGCCCGAGAACCTGACCAAGGCGGACCGCACGGCGCGTCTCGACGCTTTCCACGCCGACGCGCGGCTGCCACACGGCATCCGAGCCGAGATGTCGGACTATGCCGGGAGCGCCTTCGACCGCGGCCACCTCGCGCCGGCGCACGACATGCCGACGCCCGCGTCCATGCGCGAGAGCTTCGTGCTGTCGAACATGGCTCCCCAGGCGCCGGAGGCCAACCGGGGCGAGTGGGCCAAGGTGGAGGAATTCACCCGCCGCCTGGTGATCCTCGGCAAGGGCGCGTTCGTCGTCACCGCCCTGCAGTTCGACGCCCGGCCGAAGCTCTTGAGCGAGCGTGTGGCGATCCCGGCCGCGTACCTGAAGGCAGTCTACGTCGAGCCCAACCCGTTCGCGCCCGCCGGCCAGGTCGGTGCCTATGCGCTCGCCAACACGGCCGGTGCCCGGCCCGAGGTCATCACCCTCGACGAGATGCAGCGCCGGACCGGGCTCGACCCGTTCCCGAGTCTGTCGCTGGCCGATCACGCCCGGGCCGACCTGCCGCCCGTGGCAGCGAAGTGAGGGACTGACCCATGGCCGCCACTCTCGACCGCGCGGCGTTCTTCGCGCACGTCCGCAAGCCGCTCTTCGGCGATCGCCTCTCGGCCGACCAGGTCGCGGGCATGGATGCAATCCTCGACGCCTGCCCAGCCGCGCTGCCGACCGACCCGCTGGCCTACGGATTCGCCACAACGTTCCGAGAGGCGGGCCCCACCATGCAGCCGATCCGGGAGATCGGCCGCGGCAAGGGGCGGTCCTACGGGCGCCCAGTGGGGCCACACAAGCAGGTCTACTACGGGCGCGGCCTCGTGCAGCTGACCTGGCTCGCGAACTACGTGAAGGTCACCGAAAAGCTGCGAAAGCTCGGGCTGTTGAAACCAGGCGAAGATCTAGCAGCCAATCCAGACCTGGCGATGCGCCCGGACCTGGCTGCCGCGATCCTGTTCCACGGCATGATCGAAGGCTGGTTCACCGGGAAGAAGCTCTCGGACTACTTCGGGCACGGCAAGAGCAACCCGCGCGGGGCCCGGGCCATCATCAACGGCACCGACCACGCCGCGCTGATCGCTGGCTACTTCACGCACTTCAGAGCCGCGCTGATCGTCGCCAAGCACGGCGCGGCGGTCGAGCCAACGGCAGCGCCCGTACAGCCAGCAGCGGCCGACCCGAGCCCCCAGAAGGCGGCCCCGCCCCCCGCTGCTCACAAGCCCGTTGCCGTGAAGAAGCGCGCGGCGCCTGTCCACCACATCATCCACCGCGGGAGGCACTGATGACCAAGGACCGGCGCACGCCGATCAAGCCGCCCGCTGTTCGCCCCGGCATGGAGCATCACGGCGAGATGAAGCCGGTCCGGTACCAGCCGCGACCGTCGCTCACTTTCCGGTTCGGTGCTTGGCTCTACGAGAAGCTGAAGGGCCGGGGCTGACCATGAAGTGGTTCCTCGCCGCCCTGTTCGTCCTCGGCGTCAGCCTGATCGCCTGGGGCTCTGCCATCACCAACGGGCCCGGCTCGGCCGACGAGCGCGTAGCTGGTGCTTTCCCGGTCCTGATCGGGGTGGGCTTCCTCGTGACCGATTTCATCATCGCCCTCGCCTGGCTGCTGATCCGCGTCTGACCGAATGACCCTCGCGCGCCCAGGCAGGTCGCCGCGCGCTCCGTCAAATCTACCGCGCCGGCGGCTCCCGGCATCCAGAGGCTCCCCCATGTCCTTCCTGTCCTCCATGCTCTCCTTCCTCGTGAAGGAGGCGCCGCACGCGGCCGAAGATCTGCAGACCCTGAACACCATGACGAAGAGCATCCGCGACGTGCTCACCAAGCTGCCGAGCAACGCCCGCGAGGTCCAGGCCGCGCTGACCGCGCTCGAGACCGTCGCCCAGCAGGGTTTTCAGGCCATCGCCGCACACAGCTCCACGGTCGCCGCGCCGGGCAAGTCGGCGACCACAACGGCCAAGAAGTAGCGCCCACCCGCGCCCTGAGCGCCGGCAGGTAGTCCGGCGCGCCACTCATCCCCGGAGATACCCGTGAACCGCATCATCCTGGTGGCGCTCGCGCTCGCCCTCTTCGCTGCTCCGGCCCTCGCCGCGGAGGCCGTCGGCACGGTCGGGCCCGGCACCGCCGTCGTCTTTTGGTGGGGGCCCTGGCTCCTCGCCCTGTCCAACGCCTTCGCCGAGGCCATCGTCCCGGTGATCACGGCGGCTGTCATCGGCTACCTCGCCAAGAACTACCCGGTGCTGAAGGCCTTCGTGACGGACAGGTTCGTCAACGAGCAGGTCCAGAAGGCGGTCGACTACGCCTTGAACGCCGAGGCCGACGCGATCCGGGGCGGCTTCGTCAAGGTGGAGGTCGGACCGGGCGTCCTCGGAACCGCGGTCGCCCGCATGGCTGAGAACGCCGACTTCAACCTGCTCGGCAAGAAGGCGATGCAGTGGGCCGGCGGCCCGGAGGCGGTGGCCAAGAAGGCGTTCCGGATGATGCATTTCGAGCAGGGCGTCTCTGCCGAGAACGTGCTGATCCCGGTGCTCCAGAAGATCGCGGACGGGACTCTTCTGCCGGAGAAGGCCGCGAGCCTGAAGGTCGTCCCGACCCCGGCCACCAAGGTCGTGCCGAAGGTGCCGGCGGCGCCGCTGCACAAGGCGCCAGCCGCGCCCGCAAAGCATCCGACAGCCCGCTGATCCGGATGCCATCCCGCGCACTCGCCCGGTGGTTGCTCGTCCTCACCCTGACAGCGGCGGGCTGCCTCGCGGCGTTCGGAGCCTGGGCGCAGGCGGCCGAGGCGACGCAGGCGGCCGTTAAGGCCGGCGACTGGTACCTGACGCAGGGCGTTCTCGGTGTCACGTGCTTGGTGCTCCTACTCACGGTCGGCTTCTTGTTTTGGAAACTCGACCGCCTCAGCACCTCGATCATGCGTGAGGTGATCACCGCCCTCCAGGCGAACACGGCTGCGACGGCGGCCGGCAACGTCACGATCACCGCGCTCAAGACGACCCTCGAGGCCACCGACGACGGCGTCGAGAAGCTGTCGCATCAGACGGAACTCGCAGCCCAGGCGGCCGCCTCTAGGGGCGTCGAGATCCTGGAAAATCAGAAAGAGATCAAGCGACGCCTGGAGGGCCGGCCCTCATGACGTGGAAGTCCCTGATGGCCCTGATCATTCCGGCGGCCCTCCGGAAGGACGCCCACGCCGAATTTACACGGGCCATCGCTGCCAGCGTGCACGCGAGCAAGAGCCGGCGAAAGGCGCTCGTTCAGGTCACGATGGCCGCCGACACCCGCGCATCCTCGATGGAAGCCACGATCCATCGCATCGAAGGCCGATCGGGAGATCGCCTGACAGACCGTCCGCAGGTTGGCGAAGCCGCCTACAGGGTCGCCGAGGCGACGCGCGAGTTCCTGAGAAAGCAGCGATGAAGGTCGTCATGGAGATTGCCCGCAGCCGCACGCTGTGGGTCGGGCTTTTGCTGATGGTCGGGTATTGGGTCATCGTTCCCTGGGTACCGATCAAGCCGCAGAACGAGTTCCTTCGCATTGGACGGACGGTCGCGGCGATCGCGGTCTCGATCGCGTTCCTGCCGGGGATCGTAAAGGCCCTGCGCACGCCTTGGCCGACTTACAGTGGCCAGCTGATCCTCGGAATCGTGCTGTCGTGGATCGGCGTCTCGGGCTCGGCTGGTTGGGTACTCATCTGGTCCATGGCAGGTCAGCCGCAGTGGATGCTGGACTCAAACGTCAACGGCTTTTTTCTATGGATGCAGATCTTGGGAGCTGCGCTGCACCTCACAGCAAAGCACAGCGTCGAGGACGACATCCCGCGGCCAAACTGGATCCGTCTCGGCATCGCAGTAGCCTTCCTGGTGCTGATCGGAATCGGATTCATGGCGAGCGCGCCCGACATGCACAGCTTGGCGGCTGCGCTGAAGCCTTGGTTCGCCGAAAATCCAGATCTGCCCGACTGATGCAGCACATGTGCTCGTTCGACCACGGGATGGCCACGCTATGGTTCTCGCTGGGGGCCGGGTGCGGGCTTCTAGCAGCATACTTCGCGCTGCGTCCGCCATCGGACTGACCGGGAACGAAAGCCCTGTCTGCGGGTCTATCTCCCGTCCCTCAATGAACCACCTTCAGCCCCGCCGGCACCGCCGCGCGGGGTTTTCCTGTTTTAATCCTCCAAGTCTCTGAGCTTCCACCATGCGTAACTTTGCAAAAGCCCAACAAGAAATCCGGTAAACATAAGAGCGTAGCCGTCTCTAATGGTGTAATTAAAATAAGTATGGGGGTAAAATACCCCCGTCGTTGCTGGTCCGATAGCAGAAACAGCTAATATTCCCAACGAAAGAGCATTAATAAATGCCGCCTTTAATTTCTTAACCTCATTCCTAGCTGATTTAGTCTTAGGCTTAAATCTTCTGAGATCAAATATAGACGTTATAGCAAAAAAAATCACTGAAACACAAACGAAAAGAATTTCCATAATATTTGGATTATTGAATTGACCAACTAAATAACTAGTTATCATCTATCCCTCCCGCACCTCACTCGGCCCGAGCTCCACGATCACTGCCCGCCCGGCCGAGGTCAGAAACCAAGCCAGCTGCCTTCGTCCGGGCCCGTGAGCCCGCCGGGCCTCGACCAGGCCCATCTGCGTCAGCATCGGCATGTAGCTCGGATAGGCTCGGTACCGCAGCCCCTGCGGGTTGGCGGCGCAGGCCCGGAGCGCCAGGAGCGCGCGTCCGCGGATTGGAGCGTGAGGTTCGGTCGGCATCCGGTCAGCGGCCCTCGACGAGCCAGAGCAGCAGGCCGGCGACCGCCATCAGAGCGACGAAGGCCGCGGCGCCGCTGGCATCACGCAGGCTGATCACACCCCCGTCCCGGACCGTCGTGGCGACCCTCGCGACCAGATAGCCGCCGGCAGCGCCCGACAGGATGACGGCCGCGATGAGGATCCAGCCGGTGAGGGTTTGGGGCATCGAGCAGAGTAGTTTCTGTCGGGATAACTGTCGGGTCAGCTATTCCAAACTCTGCTAAGTCTTGGTCGGAGTGGCAGGATTTGAACCTGCGACCCCCACGTCCCGAACGTCGGGGTGTTGCTTCAGCGCGTAGTGCGGCGGGCGATTTCCAGAACGTTTGTCCGCGTTTGTTCACGCTCGTTTCTGTCGTTCCTGTCTGGTTTCAGTCGGTCTTGCCGGGACCGCCCGCCGGCCTTGGCCGCAGCCTCGCGCTGGTAGTCCGGGTGATGGTGCCAGTAGTGCCGCTCGATCGTCTCGACCGTGGTGGCATAGAAGCCGGCCGCGTCCTCCTTCGTCATGCCGTTGTGCATGCCCCAGGTGATCGCGGTGTGCTTCAGGATATGGGGCGTCACGTCGCTGCCGAGGCCCGCATCTCCGACGGCTCGCCGGAACGCCTTGTCGACGTCCATGACCGGTGCGCCGTTCCACTCGACAACGTGATTCCGGCATAGGCCCTGACGGCGCCAGCGGCGCAGGTGAGCCAGCAGGCGATCGGGAAGACGGACCGGCAGCTTGCGCTTGTTCGTCTCGCGCTCGCCGGCGGGTCGCCGGTAGAAGACGCCGGTGTCGAGGTTGATCCAGCCCCTCCCCTCGGTCGGCTCGAACGAGGCCGCGCAGATAGCGCCGGCCCGGGTGCCGGTATAAAGCGCGACCAAGATGAAGCGCGCGACGTGGCGGCGCGATCGGCGGCCCGTGGCGTGCCCCTTCTGCACCTCGCGGTATCGGTAGGCGGCGTGAATCAGTCGGGCGGCCTCAGCGCGGGTCAGCCAGCGCTCGCGGGCGACGCCCTTCTCCGGCAACACGACGCGCACGATCTCGCGGTGCAGACCCTCGCGCAGGTGGTGCTCGATCGCGGATCGGAGATCTTCGAGCTGTCGCCGGGTCCCACCCTTGGCGACGTAGGCACGGCAGGATTCGCCTGTGACCTGGGCCAGCGTCTTCGATCCCCAGAACCGCTGCAGCGCCGCGGCACGCTGCGCGACCTCCTTCGGCCTCGCCTGCCGGGCGGCGCAGTCGGTCAGGTAGATGTTGATGACGTCGGCGACCGAGATGGCAGCGAGTGGACGGTGGCCCTCGCGCGGCGGCTCATGCTTCTCGGCGAGGTAGCGGGCGAGGGCTTGCTCGGCTTCCGGAGGAGCTCGTCGATCGTCCTCGACAAGGACGCCTGTGCTGCGCTTGGTGCGACCGTCTCGGACGACCCAGACGGATCGCTCGATGAGTTCTCCTGTGTTCGGATCGCGCCGCTCGGCCTGAGCATAGAGACGGGCGCCCTTCGAAGGCCGCGACATGCTTCTCTCATCCGTTCGATCTGCCGAAGGGTGGTGTACTCCTTACCCGCCGTGAACTCGGTTACCAGGCGCCCGGCATCGCGCTCCTTCCGGAGACCGCTCGCCGTCATGCCGCCGCCGGGATAGGCCAGCTCTGCGGCTACGTCGAGCCGGAGCGGCGTGTCGTTGGTGACCTGATCCCGCTCAGGCAAGCGGACGGACCTACCCATTGTCGCCCGCCCCCTTGATCTTCGTGGAGCGGGGCTGAAGGGCGGGCGGAACAGGCAAGGCGTCAAGAGGAAGCCAAAAGAGGGGCGCCCACTCATTGTCGTCTTCTTCGACCTCGTAGAACCCTTCCTGCCAATCCTCGGGGCTCCCGCCCTCTTCCGCAATGATAGCCTCAACAGACAGCCATTTGACCTGTCGTATGCCGCTGTCAAACAAATAGGCCCATATCGGCGTGCCGTCTCTGGGTGCCGTCTCGATCGGCCTCCACCCCATCGCCTCGCCCCCGTCGCCGGTAGCCGAGCGCAGAGAGGCGACTAGAGCGGCTCTGGCGCGTTTTTGATCTTCGTTCGCTTCGTGCTCGTCGCCGGTAGATCCGAGCAAGTAAGCCGTCGCGGCGCTCTCGCTCGTCCTGATCAGTTCATCAATCAGTGCCTCAATCTCCGCCAGTTCCCCTGGCGCGCGGGGAGGGTTAGCTGGCATTGGATCCTCGCTTGGTCGGGAAGGCGCCATCGACGATGTTGCTGTGGCGCAGGGGCCGGGCGACGTAGTCCCCGCGCTGGCGGCGATTGCGTCCCAGCGTTGGGTAGCCGCAATCCCGGGCCACGTAGTCAGCGACCCGCGAAGCCTCGGTGTAGCCCCACTCGTCATCGCCGTAGCCGCAGCATACGACTTCATGCGTGCTGACGCCGGTGAGGACGATCACCGCGGCGACCGGCTCAATCTCGATCTCGTCGCGATCAACGAAGTCGGCCAGTTCGCGCAGATAGGCGGCAAGCTGGGCTCGCTTGGTGTACGAGCGTGCAGCGGCGGTCGGAAACGAGACGGCCTCAGCCATGGTGGTCGTCTCCCTTTGCGGGCGATGGTCGTGGATCGGAGAGGGCGGAAGCCTTCGCATGGCCCTCAGCGTAGCCATCGTCCCAGCCGGTTTTGTAGGCCTCGTCGCGATGCTGCTGGACGTCGATTGCCAGGGCGGGATGCAGGGCGCCTCGCTCTAGCTCGACCCCCCGTTGCTCGGCTGCATCGGCACGCGCCCGTTGCTCGTTCATCTGGCGCAAAGCGGACTGGCGAGCTTCGTGCAGGCGCGTGACCCGCTCCTCTGCCTCGCGCAGTTCGGAGGCGAGCTGGTCTCGCTCGGCGCGGAGGGTGGCGAGCGGGCCGGCGATGAGGGCGTCGGCTTGCGTCCAGATCTCGTGCCGGGCGTCGGCAGCCCTTCCATCTGGGATGTCCGCCGCGATCTTGCCGGCCTGCTCCCAAGTCGCATCCGGCAACGATCCATAGCGTGCGGTCCACAGGAAGCGCGCGATCTCCTCCCGCAGGGCCTCTTCCTGATCGGCAGGAACGGGGGCGGTCATGCGGCTTCTCCGGACATGCAGGCGCAGCGCGTGACCTCGGCTGCTTCCTCTGCCGTCAGGACGCGGTCGCGCAGTTGGGTCAGGGTGAGCGGGCGCTTAATGGTTTTGGTGTCACCGGGTTGTTTGCGCCGATCTGTCATCATCGACACGTCGCCTAATACGGCACGCAACTCCTGCTCCCGGCGCTCGGCATAGGCATAGCGCTCAGGAAAGGTCCCCAGCATCAGCTTCCAGTGGACTTGGCCGCCCTTGCAGCAGTGGCCGCCGCAGTTCGAATGCGAGAAGGCCCAGACGCTGAGCCGCTGTTGCCAAAGCCCGGCGCCGTCGACGATTGGCCGGATCAGCCACGGCATCACTGGGTGGTCGATCAGTGGCGCTTCGAACCGCCAGCCAGCGTCGGCCATCTGCGCGCGGAGGCCGCGAGTACTCAGGCGTTCCGAGCCCTCGAACCGCGCCCGCTCAGTGTCGTCAATCCCAACGATAACGATCGTCTCGGCCGGATCGCAGTTCTCGCGCAACCACCGGTCGCCGAGGTTTCGCTTCAGGATCTTGCTGCAAGGGTCGGCACGGCTGTTTCCTAGAAACCGCTCATGCTCGTAGACATCGAACGGATCGCGCCCATCAGCGATCCAGTGGAAGTCCGGCATCAGATCGCGCACACGAGCGGCCAGCGTCAGGACATAAGCCTTGTAGAGCGGGCGATCTTCCCAAGCTGGGAAGTCGGCGATCTTAGGTAGAAAGCCCGGCGGCAGCGTGATGCCGAAGAGGTGAGCCGCCCCAGCGATCAGGAAGCGGTAGGTATCCTGGTCCTCGATCAGCGTGTCAGTGAACAGGACCTCAAACCGCTCGGGCGCGTGCCGATCGATGTAGGTGCGGGCCGCGAGCCATGAGCCCTCACCGCCGGATAGCTTTGCGATGATACGGGTCACGACCGCACCTCCCCGGCCTGATCCTGGCTCGCATGGATGGTGGCTAGAGCGTCGGACAGCTTCACGGCCGACATGTGCCAGGGCTCGACTGCCGCTTCCGCTTCGGCATCCTCGCGGGTGTAGTGGCCGGCCTCATTTGGGCTCACCGTGTAGCCGCATCGGTTCGGTCGGTAGAAGTAGCCGCCCTTCCGGATCAGATACGGATCCTCCAGCAGCGCCTTTGCCTCCCCTGCAGGATCGGGTTGGCTTCGCGGAGTGCATCCACGATGACCAGCGCCGGCAGCTTCCAGAGCATCGTCGAGATCCGCCGGCGCTGGCAGACGCCGCCAAGCAATCGGCTGATCCTCAATCTGGCCGTCCGCATATTCGCCATCGCTTTCGCCGGCCCACCACCAGGATCCGTCATGGGCCTCAGAATTGAAATAAGCCTCGCCGACGATGGCTATCTTGTCTGGGCCGCTTAAGATGACCGTCAGCAGAACTGGGGTGCGGTCCTTCGGTGCCGCCTCCATGTCAAAGCACCAATTGTCGACGGCGCCCGTCCCCTCATCGGCCGATCCCGTTCCTGCTGGGAGAGATGCGGGGACGGAACTCTGGCGAACTAGCCTGCCATACTCACCGTCGAGAGTCTCAAACTGCTGGCGATGGTAATGCGCGATCTCTTGCGCATCCCTAAGTTGGTCGCGCAGAGCTTCAATCTCGGTCTCGCGCGCGGAAGCTTCGACGAGCTTATTTTCACGGAAATCATTGACCAAACGGCAGACGAACTCGGCAACCCGCCTTGTACAAGAGGCTATGCTACCGGCGTCATCGCCATCGTCATGCGTGACAATGCCGTCGCATGCGATTTCGCTCGGGCCGCCATCTTCGTCATGCGCCTCATGTTCGTCTGGATACCAAGTTCCTTTCGGGGCAGCCGCACTAAGCCGTTCCAGTTCCCGCAGATCCACCCGCTCTGCGGTGAGTGGAGGGGACGAGGATCCTTGCTGGGCGGCGAGAGGCCCGAGCCCACGCAGGTAGCCTTCTAGTTCGTCGTTAAACACCTCGGCTGCGCCCACAGAAATCAGCCGTTCCTCGCGGGTTCCGCCTTTGCTGAGCACGATCCGAACGTAGGAGCCGGATGGGTCAGGCTCGTTCTTCCCGTTGACCGGGCCGGAAACACTGATGTCGCGGAGCGACGATGATCCTTGCTGGGCGGGAGGGGGCGGAGCGGCGGCGATCATCGCTTCGTAGACCGAGCCGAGACCGCCCCATCCGCCCGTCTCAGCAGCTTCATAGGCATCGTGGGCGGCGTAGGCTGCGTCGAGCATCGCCTTGGTAGCCTGCTTAGGCAGCAGCACGAAGCCATCCGCTCCCCCGGCGGCACCTGCGCGGGCCATGTCCCGGGCCTCGGCGAAGGCGTTGGCCTGCCCCTCCCAAAAACACACCCTATTAATGGGCTTGGCAGTTCTAGCCTGCTTCACAGCCTCCTCGCGCTTGGCCTCGAAGCGTGCGGCCAGGTCCGTGGTGGGGTTCGTCATCGGGCGGCTCCTGGCTTATCGGCGAAGAGGTCGGTGGTCCGGCCGCAGCGGGCGATACGGGCGCGCGCAGCGGCATCGCGGAAGCCGGTGCATGCAGGCTGGCCGTCCGCGCCGTACTGCCACTCGACCGGGTAGCCAGGCTCGCCGATCCCGTGCGCCATGGAGGCGACGAAGATCGTGCAGCCTTGGCCCGCGAAGCCATGGCGGCGGGAGCACGCCGAGCACCAAGCCTCAGCGAAGATCTCGCCTTCCGTACCGTTACTTGGGCGGTAGGGATGGCCGGCGCTGGACTTCAGACGCTCGGCCATGTCGTCCGGATAGATGCGCCGTTCCATCATCGGGCGGCTCCCGTGGTGAGGGCTAGGATCTCCGCTTCAGCGATCTCGACCGCCTCTTCCCGGTCAGCGTCGCAGTGAAAGAGCAGGCCCGGCGTTGCGTTTTCCCAGCGCTGAACGATCCGCTCAGCGGCGGCCTTGATCCGATCACGGGCGCTGAGAGCCTTCTCCCCCTCGCCAGCCCCGGACGCTGCGTGTGTCGTGGTGGTGCTGGACTCGGCCATGGGGCTACTCTGCTGCAAAGAGGGGCATCGGGACGGCCTTGGCCGCCGGGCGCACGCGGGCATCGGCCTCGCGGTAGTTCGCGGCGACGAGCGCCTGCGCCATGTCGGGGCACACGGAATTCCCGCACATGCGCCCCTGCTGCTCGAGGGTGAGCGGGACGATCGAGCCGTCCTCGAGCATGCCGCGATCGATCACGTAGTCCGACCGGAATCCCTGCGCGTTGAAGCGCTCGCGCGGCGTCAGCATCCGCATGCCGATGTCGACGATCACGTGGGGCTCGCCGTCGACCATCACCGTGACGACGCCGAATCCGTCCTTGGCCCGGACGGTGTGCAGCGGCTCGGTGGCCGACTGGGCGAAGGCCCCGGTCCCGTACCACTTCGTCAGGAAGGCATAGACGGCGCCCGCGTGGTTGCCGCCGGCGGTGAACGTCGGCGCCGGGCTATCCGCGGCCGCGCTCCGGCCGTCGGCCCCGTGCATGTTGATGAGGTGCGCCGCGACGACGTTCTGGTGCCCGCCGGCGGCCGTGATGGTCGAGATCGGCTCCCGGGCATCGGCCCCGGCCTTAACCGCCCCGCCGCGCTCGGTGTTGTGCTGCGCCAGGAATGCGGCGACGACCTTCGTCTTGCCCTGGCCGTGCGGCATGACGGTTGGCGCTGGCTCATCCACGGCAGCCCCAACCGACATGCCGAAGTCGCGGGCGAGATGCGCCGCCACCACGCTGACCTTGTCGCGACCGGACAGGGTGTGCGTCGGTTGCTCCGCCTGCTGCCCTACCGATTTGCCGTAGTGCTTCTGCAGGTGGACCGCTGCGAGGCTCCCCTCGTTGCCGGTCGGCACAATGACGGGCGCCGGCTCCTCGACGGACCGGGCGCGCGGATCCTGGCCGGGCCGCTCGCCGTAGCGTGGTACGAGGCAGGCGCCGACCAGACTGAGGCCGGCCCCCTGTGCCGTGATGGTGTGCGCGGGCTCGTCGACCGCAGTGTGCGGTTTGTCGGCGCTTCGCATCGTCATCAGGTGCGGGCACACGACCCCGAGCGGCGCCGCGCCGCCGCCGTGCGTCTCGCTGGCATGCGAGGTCACGGTGGCAAGCGGGCGATCGATCTCGTGGCCGGTGGCGCCGCGGTTGAACTTGGTCACGAAGGGCGCGACGATCGCGTTCTGGTCCTTCGGGCTGGCCGTGATCGTGTGCAGCGGGCCGCCCGCATCCCGATTGCCGCCGCCCTGCTGACCATAGGTGACGAAGGGCTGCACCAGTGCGTCGCCGCTGTAGTGCGTCGCCGTCGGCATCGGCTCGTCGAGGCCGCGATCGCGCCGGCCACGGCTGTCGCCATGGTTCACCCGCACCAGGAACGGCTTCGCGGCCTTCACCACGTAGCGCATCGTTCCCTTGGCGATCCGAGCCATCGTCGCCTCGGCGAGCGGGCGGTTCGCGCGGATACCGTGCTTCGCCTTGATCTCGGCTGAGGTCTCGAAGATCGACGGGCACGGCAGCGACCAGTCGATGATCTCGGCTGCCGTTCGCCAGGGCTTGAGCCGGCCGGACCGCACGCCCTCGCTGTCCGGCGCGCCATGCGTCGGCTCCGGCCAGACGATCAGCTTCCCGTCCCGGCGCGCGACCAGGAACAGCCGCTTCCGGATTGTAGGCGCGCCATAGTCGCAAGCCCGCAGCTCGCGCCATTCGACGACGTAGCCCATGGCCTCCAGGGCGGCGACGAACTGCTTGAACGTGGCGCCACGCTGGACCGGGCACGGCCGGCCGTCATCGAGCAGCGGGCCCCAATCGGCGAACTCCTCGACATTCTCCAGGAACACGACCCGCGGCCGCTGGCGCTTCGGCAGGCTCTTGATCCAGCGCACGCCGACCCAGGCCAGGCCGCGGATCGCCTTCTCACGCGGCTTACCGCCCTTCGCCTTGCTGAAGTGCTTGCAGTCCGGGCTCATCCATAGAAGCCCGACATCACGGCCGGCACACAGACCGACCGCATCGACGTTCCAGACGTCCTCCTCGATGTGGTGCGTGCCCGGATGGTTGATCCGGTGCATCGCGAGCGCCAGGCCGTCGTGGTTCAGCGCATAGTCCGGGTCCCGGCCGAGCGCGGCGCGGATGCCCTCGGACGCGCCGCCGCCGCCCGCGAAGCTGTCGATGATCAGAGGCGCGCTCATGCCGCCACCTCGTCACCGCTCGCCGGCGCACTGCACGCATCCGCCAGCGCATCCTCCGCCCGCACGTCGCCGTGCAGCACCACCGCCAGGCCGATCAGGCAGACGAGGGACACGGCGCCGATTCCGGTCATGAACCCGAGCCAGAACATCATCGCGCCACCTCTTCGCTGACGCGGCCGCCGACGGCCCGGATCGCCTTGTCGAGCGTGTCGAAGGCGATCTCGGTGGGTATGGCGACCATGCCGCCGTGACGGGTCATGTCGCTGTGCAGGTCGCGCGCGGCGGCCCGGGCGGCGATAAGCAGTTGCTCGTCGGCAGGCTTGTGACCCGCCTCTGCGATCTCGATCTCGCGCTGCGCCGTCCGAAGCGCCTCCAAGGTCTCGTCGACGACGAGCCCGCCGGCGGCCATGTCGACCTTGAAGAACCGGTTGAGGCGGTGTGCCGCCGTGAGCAGGGTCTCGGCGCTCATCGCTGATCTCCTCGATCATCTTCAGCTGCCAGCCCGCGCACAGCCGGCAGGGTGACCGGTCCGCGCCGGTTCTTGGCGACGCCGAGCAGCTGCCGCGTGTGGCCGGCATACGGGTCGCGCTTCGGCGGCGGCGCGGTGGGGCGTGCCTTCGAACGGAGGACCATCATCACGCGGCCGCTCGCTCGGAATCCCACTGCGCCCGGTCGGCCGCCACGATGGCGTCGAACCGCGCGCAGCTCTCCGGCGACATGCGCCAGCCGCGGCCCCAGATCGTCTCGATGGTGATCTGCGCTTGGGCGTGCTGGAGCTTTCGCCGAAGCTTGCAGATCCAGACGTCGATGATTTTCTGGCAGGGCACTTCGTCCCACATGCCGTAGAGCGTCAGCATTGCGCGCTCATGGTGCAGGACGTTCGGCCCGACCGCGCGGATGGCTCGGATCAGGCACTCTTCCGTCCTGCTGAGCCGCCACGCGCGCGGCAGGATCACCGTCGGGGCGAGCGCCTCCTCAAGCTGGCGCACGTGCTCGCGCAGGGTGTCCCGCTCCTCCAGAAGGGCGATGACCTGCTCGCGGGTGAGGTAGTGATCGCGGTCGGCCATTAGGCAGCCTCCTCGTTGGCCGGGGTGAAGCCGGGGAAGTCGTCGGTGCCGGCCTGGGCGTCGGCAGCCTCAGCCGCCGCGACGAGCTCATCGAAGATCTCATCGAGCGCGGTCCGGGCACGGTCCGGCAGCGCGGCCCGCCACTGGTCGAGCGCGAAGGACCCCTCGGCCGCGCGGGCCCGGGCATCGGCGAACAGATCGGCCTTCGTCCGCTTCGGAGCCTTGGCGCCGCCGCGGGCCCAGGCCGCGAGCTGCTGACCGCAGGCCTCGTCGATCGCCTGGCGCTCCGGGAAGAACGGCCGGTGCTGCTCCTGGAGCTTGTGCGGCAGGTCGAAGCGCGGGATCCCGGGCGAGTCCGGCGAGAGTGTGAAGCTCGCCGTCATCTCGTACATGAACCGCTTCTCGCAGATCGGCATCCAGCCGAGCGGGCGGACCTGGGTGCGGCCGCCCTCGCGGACGATCTCGATCTTCTCGTCGGCGCGCAGGCAGAAGATCAGCGTGGCGCGGCACTGGAGCAGCGCGTTCATCATCCGCTTGTGCGCGAGCTTCGGCTCCTTCCAGTTGCCCGGGGCCTTCGTGCCGGCCTCTGCCAGCGCGTCGGCCCAGTCGATGATCCCGCCCTCGCCGTCATATTCGTGGCTGAAGCTGTCGAGGATCACGACCTCGGCACCAGTGTCCTCCGCGGCGGCGATCGCCTCGACGAACCGGGCCGGCTTGAACGGCGGCCGCATGTCGGCGTGCAGGAACCGGTGCTGCTCGGCGTAGTGCAGGCCGCGCCGGGCCTCGGTATCGACGAACGCGATCTTGCCCGATGGCGAGATGCCCTCGGCGAGCCGCAGCGCGGACTTGGTCTTGCCTGAACCGGAAGCGCCGGCCAGGGCGATCAAGAGCGAGACCTGCTCGCGGACGGCGGGTGCGAAGGTGAAGCTCACGCGGCGCTCTCCATGTCGAGGGGGCGGAACGGGCTCTGAGCGACGTCGTAGGACACGCCCTCGAGCCGCGGGTCGGTCTGCTCGCGCTCGGCCCAGCGGCTGGCAGCCCATTCTGGGAAGCCGAAGCGGACGATCTGCGCCGGGTAGCCCGGCCACTCGCCGGTGGCCCGACAGCGGTTCCAGAGGTGGATCGCGGCCGTGACCTTCCGAGCGCCGATCTCCATGCCGGTGCCGTCCGTCTCAGCGACGCACACGCCGTTCGGCTCGTCGGCTTCGGCGAAGATCCAGCGGAAGCGGATGCGCCCGGCCAGATGCGGCAGCAGGATCGACAGCACGCGCACGTAGAGCGCTGCCTGAACCTCCATGCCCATCTGCTCGACGCGCCGGCCGAGGCCCTGCGGTGCCGCCGGCAGGCTGGACGTCTTCACGTCCCAGATGATCGCGTGCGTCGGGTGGATCTCGACGCGATCCATCATGATCCGCAGCCAGGCCCCGGATCGGTCCTGAGCGACGGCGACCACCTCGGCCGGTGCCGTCGCGAAGCCCTCGCACCCGGGAATCAGCGGCAGCCGCGCCAACACGCGGTCAGCGATCCTCTCAGCCGTCACCAGGTCGGGCATCAGGATCGGGCAGCGGCCGTCCCGATAGGCGTCAGCGCGCGCGGTCTTGGCGTCGACCTTCTTGTAGTCATCGAAGTCGATCGGCACGACCTCGGCGCCCTGCCCGAGGATCAGCTTGTGCGCGACGGTGCCGATCTCCATCGGCCGCGTCGGATCTCTCTCGTCGGCCCGCTCGGCTCGCAGGCGCGGGTGAGCGAGTGCCGCGTGCTCCGGGCTTTGCTCGAGCAGGATCTTCGCGACCGACGAGGACAGCGACGGCTCGGGCGCGCAGTCGGCGTGGTAGACGTCTGCGCTCATCCGGTAGAGCCCGGGGCCGCGGACGAAGCCGGCGAGGTGCGGGGCGATCTTCATCATCGCCTCCGAATCGGGGCCATGAACGCCGGCCGATACCGCTCGCATTCGAGCGAGCGCCCGAGCCGCTCCGCTTCCCGCGTGACCATCTCCAGGTGTTGGCGGATGGCCGCGAAGTCGGCCTTGCGCGCCGGCAGATCGCCGAAGCGAATCCCAGTGCCCTCGAAGGCCTTCAGGATCGCCATCGCCAGATCCTCGGACCGACGCGGCGTCGTGGCGGGCACGTAGCCCTGATCGTAGAGGCGCAGCGCGACGTCGCGCGGCGTGATCACGTCGGCGGCTTCGGCCGGCCGCGGGCTGGGGCTGGCCATGGCGGCCTCCGTGGTAAGAGGGAAGACGGCGCGGGTCATCACGACCTCGGCCTCGGTGAAGGGCGGGAAGGTCACCGACGCTTCTCCGGCTGAAGGTCGGCGAGGACGGCCGCGCGCTCGACAGCGTCGGTGGCCAGCCGGTGCACGTGAAATTCGGTGACGGTCTTCGGCTGGCCATCGACGAAGGCACGCGCCGCGGTCAGGTCGGCGCAGCACTCGACGCGGACGCGCTTGGCGATGCCGTCATCGTTCCCGACCCCGTCGCGGCGGACGGCGATGACCACCGCCTCGACGAGCTCTTCCGCGTCGACAGCGGAGGCTTGATGAATGCCGACGACGTAGCGGCGGCCGGACGTGCCCCGCCAAGCCGAGAGAGCCAGAGCGGGCGTGCCGCGCAGGCCGGCCATGGTGCGGAGCCGCTCCTCGCGCGGCAGGGTCTGAGCGGCCGACATCACGCGGCCTCCGTCTTGGCGCCGCACGGCTCGGTGAAGTCGGCGTCCTCGCCGCCGAGCACCTCGGCACCGCAGGTGAATCGCCAGGCGCCCCAACCGGTGTTGAAGCCCGGCGAGCGGCAGGCGGGGCATTCCACCTGGCGCAGGTCGAGATAGTCGCCGAAGCCCGCGCCCTGCTGTGACGCGACGCAGACGGCCAGCAGCGCGATGCGCCGATCGCCTGCGAGGTTGGTGCAGCTGTCGCCATCGACAGCGAAGCGGAAGATGCGCTCGGCGGCCATGGCTATGCGGCCTCCCGCAGTTGCTCGGCCTCAAACTCGGCCTGGCCAGCAGCCTCAGCGGCGTCCGCGTCGAGCCGGTCGTGGGCGAACCCGTAGGCGTCGGCCTCGCTCGCGAAGCCGCTCTCGATCAGGGCGCCGTCGAGCCAGACCGCGTAGCCGCGGCGGAGCTCGGTGACGGCATAGGGGGCGATGTCGAAAAGGGGGCGCATCAGCGATCCCCCTCGTCAAAAGCCTCAGGCGAAATCGCTTGGGCTCGCGCCCAAACATCAGCGCATCGCTCGTGGCCCAAAAGTTCGTAGGCGGCCTTGACGAAGGCCCCGCGCTTGGCGTCGACCTTTAGGCTGTTCGCCGCCATGTGATTGGCGTGCGACCGGTTCTTCTCCACCACCCGGAGCTGCCCGATGCGCTCCTGAACCCGAGGCCGCTGCAGCTTGCGGACCTTCAGCGCGCGGGCGGCGCGCTTCCGCCATTCTGGGTCGCCCTGGAAATCCGCGAGCTGCGCTTCGATCGACAAAATGGAGGAGTCGATCTCGTCCAAGACGCTGCGGCCCTCTTCAGCCGTCGCGATCTCTGAAATCTCAACCGCGTCTCCGGACTGAAGGATCACGGTCGTAAGGCCTGGCGCACGAGCCGGGGTCTCAGCCTGCCCGAGATCAATCAGGCGACGAGGAAACGTCCGCACGGTCAGCGAGGGGCGGATCAGGGCGGCCATCAGCGCACCACCCGAACGATGGCGCCGAGCCGGCAGCCGGCTTCGTGGCCGATCCGCTTGGGGCCGCCGCAGCGTGGGCAGCCCGGCTCGGCGGCGCCGGCCTCGCAGCGGATCTGCGCCGACCACTCCAGGGCGACGACCTCAGCGCGGCCGCGGGCGACCTCGTGGTTGAGCACGGCCTGGAAGAACTTGCGCTCGACGGCGCGGGCTGCGGCGCCGGCCATCAGCGTGCGCCCTGCGAGACGCGGCGGGCGACCAGGATGTGATCGACGAGGCTACCACCGCCCCAGATGAAAGCGCCGACGCAGGCGATGCCGGCGGTCGCGTAGCCGACCATCTGCGTGGCCGAGGCGGTCGAGGTGGCGAGGTAGAGATCCAGGGCGTTGAGCATCGGGGGCTCCATCGGCTCGGTGAGCGGCGATGTCCGTCAGTACCAATATATTGGTGTTCGCGTCAACCAACAGATTGGTTCTCGCCTCCAAAAAAAAGCCCAGCGACGCTGAAGCGTACTAGGCGGAAAAGGTGCAGCGCTGTGGACGAGTGTGGAGAACTATCGCCTTGAGATCACTCCAGCCACCCGCCCTATGATGCGCACTGAACCATCCAGAATCAGCTCGATCGGCCGATAACTTGTGTTTCTAGAGCTGCATACGATGCGAGGCGGCTCATGCCCCCTTAGCAGTTCGACCTGTTTAATGATGACGCCATCACCATCGTTCACAGCGAAGATGCCACCTTGGCGCGGATCGGTGTCACGACGATCTATAATCACGCGATCGCCCGACGAGAGTCCTTTGGCCGTTCCATCATCCATAGAGTCGCCGCGTACCTGCAGGATCTCCGAAGCTTCAAAACTCAGCCCCAATTCGCGCTCGACATACGCAGCAGGTAAACGCCACTGCTCTTTCTGCTTGTCGCTCGGTATTCCCTCATGGTTCCATTCCTCATCGGATCGACCGCCGCCGTACGATGCACCGGCACGCAGATCGAGCTCCGGTATCGACGGCCAATCATAAAGCGTTGGATCAATGTGCCTAGTTGATGATTGTTCTCTTTGAGTTTTTGATACACGCTCTTTATGTGCATCCGGCCTTTGGTGGAATTTCTTCGGACCGCCCTCTGGTGTTTCGCCCTTTAACCATTCAACGGTTACGCCGCAAACTTTGGCAATTTCATAGATCTTTGTCGGCTTCTTAGAATTGCCGGCTTCTATAGCTTGAATGCTCGACTGTCCGGCCATGCTGACTCGCTCCGCAAGTTCGCCTTGCGTCAGTCCAGCCGCCTCGCGTGCAAATTGCAATCGGGAGCCAAGGGTATCCATGCACCGCCGGTAGCGTCCATCTGACCAACTGTCCCCACTGATTTTTTGGTTTTCTGGCTTGTGGAAACCAAGGTATTGGTCTACTTGGTCAGGCATGACGACGCCGAACCATGCCGCGTTGGCGCGGGCCATTGAGATCTCTGGAACTCAAGCTGCCCTTGCTCAGGCAATCGGCAAGCGGCAGTCGCATGTTGAGTATTGGCTTAATAAGAGCAAGCACGGTGTGCCTGCCGAATTGGTAGCCGCAGTGGAAGCCGCTACTGGTGTTCCGCGCCATGAACTGCGTCCTGATCTATTCTTCGCGCCTCATTCCGAAAAGGCCGCTTAATGCCGGCCTGGCTCGCCCTCCTCATCCAGATCTGGGCGCTCTGCTCCGCGGCCGTCCTCGTCAGCTGCGTCCTGCGCCTGCGCCCGGTCACCGTCGCGATCATGATGCCGCCTGTCGCCGGGCTCTTCCTGTTCGTGCGGGCGCTGGTCTGATGGCGCCCGCCACATCATCGCGCTTCGGCGCGTCCGACCTCGACCGGGACGTCCGCAGGACCGTCTCGGGCGGAACCCGTTCGCCGGGCATGGGCCGAGAAAGCCCCGGCATCCTTTCGCGCGCTCTGCGTGCTCCGTCGCCCCGTCAGGGGCAGCCCCTCTTGGGCGTTTCCTCCCTGACTTGCCGGAGCCTTCGGGCCCCGGCCCTTTCTGCCGCACCTCTGCCGTCTGCCCGCCAAGACGTCGGCCGGGGTGCTCGTCGTGTGCCTGCGTATCGCCTGCTCCGTCGAGGAGCCTGCTGATGTCGGCTGCAACCTCCATGTCCCTGGGCGCCACGGCCGCTCCTCCGATGCACACAGCATCGGGGAAGAGCATGCGAACGTCTGAGTCGGCCGTGCGAAAGATTGGGGTGCTCGAACCCCAGGTGTTCGGAGCTCGCATCGCCGGGTTCCTGCGGTCCATCCACCCCATGAAGACCGCGGCCAACGTCGAGGCCGAAACCCGGATCTCGTCGCGCACGGTGTCGAAGTGGCTGGAGGGCGCCTCGTCGCCGGCCGGCAACGCCTACCACCGCCTGATCGAGGTCTACGGGCCCGAGCTGTTCGTGTTCGTGAACCCGGACGCCTCGCCTGCTTCGCTCCGCGAGGCCGCCCTCATGTGCCGGCAGGCGCGCCTTGAGCGTCAGGTCGAAGAGAAGCAGCGCGAGATCGCCGCGCTGAGGGCCGGCCGATGAAGATCGAAGCCGCCATCCTTCGCGCCATCGCGCACCTGCTGCAGCACCTCGCAGACGGCATGTTCTGGTTCGGCAGCACCGTGGTCGATGGCGCGGCCGCCGTGCTCCGCGTCTCGCGCTCGTGCCTCGACCGGGCCCGCGAATGGGATCCGCGCCTCTGGGACCGCGATCACGATCCGCGCAGCGACACCCGGGAGCGCCGTCCGTGACGCTCCTCGCCCTCCGCTTCCCCGGCTGAAAGGCCCGCCCACGCGGGGCGCTCCCGCGCGACCTGGAGGCCCGCGATGGCCGAGAAGCTAGCATCCAAGACCGACAAGCAAACCGGCGTGAACGCGACGGTGCTGCGCAGCCTCGTGAACGTCTGCAACGGCCACAAGCACGAGATGGACGAGTCCCGGGGCGAACTCGGCGCCGCGGTGAAGAAGGCCGAGGAGGTCCACGGCGTGCACCGCCGCGCCTTTAAGCTCTGCCTGTCCCTGGATCGGATGGAGGAAGCGGCCCGCGGCGATTTCCTACGGGCCTTCGACGACTACCGGACGAAGCTCGATCTGAACCCGCCGGCCGATTTGTTCGCCGAGGGTGAGGGCGACGAGGAGCAGCGCCGGGCGGCACAGGCTGGCAAGGCCGCGGCCGATGACAGCGTGGCGGAGAAGAACGCCAAGGCGCTGAAGGCCGGCATCAAGCAGCTCGACGCGGTGCACTGAGCCATGGCGCTGCCGAAGATCCTCGCCCTCGACCTGGCAACGAAGTGCGGCTGGGCCGTCGGCTCGCCCGACGGTGAGCCGCGCTACGGCACGAAGGTCCTGCCTTCGACCGGCGAGGACATCGGCCGCTTCGCCGCCGCCTACAACGAATGGCTCCTCGACATGATCACGCTGGAGAGCCCGGCGCTGATCGTGTTCGAGGCGCCGATCCTCGCCGGCCAGACCACCCTCACCACGGCGCGCAAGCTCGGTGGTCTGGCCTGGCACACCGAGTTCGTGTGCAACCTGCGCCAGGTGCGCTGCGCCGAGCACCACCTGCAGAGCGTCAAGAAGTTCTTCGCTGGCAGCGGCCGCGCCGACAAGGCCGCGATGATCGAGGCCGCCCGCCGCCATGGCTGGGCACCGAAGGACGACAACGCGGCCGACGCCCTCGGGCTCTGGTGCTGCGCTGTGCACGAGAAGGCGCCGCAGCATGGCAAGCGGTTCGCCCTCGGTGCCCTCGGGAGCCGGGCGGCATGACCTGGCCCTTCGGCACGCTGCAGCCCTTCGGCTTCGACATGCTCATGGTCGATCCGCCGTGGGCCTTCGCGCTCCGCTCCGAGAAGGGCGAGGCGAAGAGCCCGCAGGCGCAGTACGCCTGCATGCCGCTCGACGCGATCAAGGCCTTGCCGGTCGCGCAGCTGGCACGCGGCGACGCCTTCCTCTGGCTCTGGGCCACCAACCCGATGCTGCCCCAGGCGCTCGAGGTGATGGCTGCCTGGGGCTTTACGTTCTCGACCTCCGGCGCGTGGGTGAAGACGACTTCCGGCGGCAAGCTCGCGTTCGGCACCGGCTACGTGCTGCGCAGCGCCTCCGAGCCCTTCCTGATCGGCAAGTTCGGCCGGCCGCGCGCCGGGCGCGCCGTGCGCAGCGTGATCATGGCGCCGGTGCGCGAGCACAGCCGCAAGCCCGACGAGGCCTACGCCGCGGCCGAGGCCCTGCTGCCGGGCGCGCTGCGCCGCGCCGATCTGTTCTCGCGCGAGGCTCGGGCTGGCTGGACCGCCTGGGGGCATGAGGCGGGCAAGTTCGACGCCCCCGCCATGGCGGCGGAGTAGCACCATGGCCCGCGATCCAGCCGCCGTCCTCCCGTTCCGCCAGCCCGAGGGCCAGGCCGTCCCGCCGCATAACATCGAGGCCGAGCGCGCGCTGCTCGGCATCCTGATGATGAAGCCGGACCAGATCCCGGCCGTCACGCAGATCCTGCGCCCGGAGCACTTCTACTTCGCGGACCACCAGGAGGTGTTCGGGATCATCGAGGCGCTCGCCGCCGCCGGCAGCACGTCGACTCCGATCACCGTGAAGGGCTACCTGCCGCGGCCGATGATCGGCGACCGCCCGGCGATCGCTTACCTGACCGGCTGCACCGACGAGTACTTCACCTCCGATGCGCCCGGGTACGCCCAGGTGGTGCGCGATCTCGCATCACGCCGCTCGCTTCTTGAGATCGCCGACGAGCTCGCGGAGAAGGCCCGGACCTCGATTCCCGGCACGCTGGCGCAGGGCATCATCGACGAGACCGAGCAGGCGCTGCTCGACGTCCGCGCCGTGGTCCCGCAGGCGCACCTCGCCGGCCAGACCACCGAGCAGGGCACGGCCTGGATGTTGGAGCGCATCTCCGGGCTGCGGTCCGGCTTGCTGCAGGTGACCTCGATCAGCACAGGCATCCCCGATCTGGACCGAGCCACCAACGGCGGCTTCCAGCGGGGGCAGCTCTACCTGCTGTCGGCTCGCCCCGGCATGGGCAAGACGGTCGCCCTGACCTCGCTCTCGCGCCTCGCGGCCCGGGACGCCGGCGTGCTCGTCTACCAGTGCGAGGTGACCCGCGATCAGCAGTGGGCCCGCTACCTCGCCGACCTCTCCTACGTCCACAACCGGCCGCTGACGTTCGGCAAGATCATGGCCGGCGTCGACCTCGACGACGAGGACGTCTGGCGCCTGGAGGATGCCGCCAAGCGCCTCGACCAGCTGCACCTCAAGCTCGAATGTGAGCCTTCGGTTAGCGTCGCGCAGATCACCTTCGGGGTGAAGCAGGAGAAGCGCCGGCTCGCGAAGCTGGGCGTGCGCCTCGGCGTCGTGTTCATCGACTACCTGAAATACATCAAGGCGTCGGACCGCTACCAGGGCAACCGCGTCCTGGAGATCGGCGAGATCTCCGGCTCGCTGAAGCAGCTCGCGAAGGCCGAGGACGTCTGCATCGTCCTGCTGACCCAGCTGAACCGTCAGGTCGAGGCCGAGGGCCGCGCTGATCGCCGCCCGGGCCTCGCCGACCTCCGGGACTCGGGTGAGCTGGAGCAGGACGCCGATACGGTGATCTTTCTCTACCGCGAGGCCTACTACCTCGAGAAGAAGTTCAAGGCGACCGGCGACGCCGAGATCGGCGCCCGCCTGTTCGAGCGCCAGAACAGCCTCGAGATGATCCTCGGCAAGAACCGCTCCGGCCCGGCGACGACCCTCAATCTCTGGGTCGACGTGGCCTCCTCCAAGATCGCACCAACCACACAGGGGCTTGCCTGATGGCCCGTATTCGCTCGATCAAACCCGAATTCTGGACCTCGGAACAGGTCATGGAGTGTTCGACGAACGCTCGACTGCTGTTCATCGGACTCTGGAATTTCTGCGACGACGCCGGCCGCATGGTCGCCTCCGACAAGCGGATCAAGGCGAGCGTCTTCCCGTCCGACGACTTCACGGCCGAAACCGTTCGGCGAATGCTCGTCGAATTGTCGTCGAATGATCTGATACGGCTCTATGTCGTTGATGACAAAGAGTTCTTGCAGGTCACGGGCTGGCACCACCAGAAGATTGACCGGCCCCAGAAGTCGAAAATCCCCGATCCGCCTGATCCCAATTCGCCGAACGGTCGTCGAACGATCGCCGTAGGAAGGGAAGGGAATGGAGTGGAGAGGAAAGGAGATAATCCCGGCGGCGGCGGCTCACCCCCGCGCGAGCCCGTGCGCGAGGCCCCGACCCGCCACCAGTCCGCGGCAGACCCGGCGGAAGCGGGCGCTGCGCCGCCCACTGATCGAGAAATCTACGACCGGATCGAGCGACGGTGCCGGGCGCTGCTGCCCCACGACTGGGTGAACGACGCCTACGCCGGGCCGATCGTGAAGCTCGTGGCCGATGGCGCCGACTTGGAGCGGGAGGTCGCCCCCGCCGTGCTCGACATCGTCGTCGGCAGGCGATCCCCGATTCGGACATGGGCGCTGCTGGCCAACGCGGTGGCCGAACGGGTCGCAGCACAGCGCAAGATTCGGGTCGCCGACGGCCTGTCGGCGATGCCAGCAGCGCCAGTGGCCGAGGAGGACAAGATCGATCTCGGATCGCCCTACGGCGCCTACCCTGAGGCGACGCTGCGGGCCCTGGTCGAGAAGCACCGCGAGATGGGCGGATGGGTCGAGCACCTGTTCGGGCCGCCACCGGGCCGGCCTGGCTGCAAGATCCCGCCCCGCCTGCTGCTCGAGGCCGCGTGATGGGCCGCCTCGCAACCCGCCCCGCCCCGAAGTCCGGCGCCGCGCTCCGTTACGAGCAGCAGCGCCGGGAAGCGACCGAAGCGCTGCGGGCTCAGGCCGCGCAGCACGTCCAGGTGACCGCCCCGCCGCGGCCGGCTCATCCTGTCGGCGCCTGGCCGATCGCCGACCTGCGCGAGGGCCAGTGCCGATTCGCCTGCACCGGCTTCCACGCCCGGCCCGAGCAGCACCGGTTCTGCGGCGAGCCCGTGGCCTGGAAGGGGGGCAAGCCGACCAGCTGGTGCCGGGAGCACCTGCCGGTGATCAGCGGCGCGCCGGGGCGGCATGCCGGTGGGGCGAGCGTGGCGGACGTCGAGGCTCAGCAAGCGGCGAAGGGAGCGTAGCGTGGTCGGACGCCGGATGACCCAGAGGCAGCGCCTCAAGCAGAAGCTGGAGCGGGAACGGGCCCACAAGGCGTTCATGCGTCGCGGTGAGATCCTGCACGACGAGCGGACCGAGCGCGACGCCGCGGACGCCGACAAGGCAGCGGGCGACGGGCCGACTGAGAGCCCGCGGGAGCGGCACCAGCGGGAGCAGCGGGAGCGTGAGGCCGAGCGCATCGCCGCCCGCCGCGCCGAGCACGCGCTGCCCGAGGGCAAGCAGTGGGCGATGGTCGAGGCCTGCGCCGGGCATGCCGCCGAGTTGTGCGAGCGGTTGCGGAAGGCCGGCATCCCGTTCTTCCGGCCGCGGGACGACATCGAGCAGCGGCTCGCCACGGGGCAGGTGCGGAAGATCCGGGTTGCCCTGTTCGATCGGACCGTGTTCGTCGGGGTCGATCACCGGGACGATCTGGAGCGCCTCGCTGCCTGCTACCCGTGGCTGATGGAGCGGCGGGTCTACGGCGCGATGCCGTTCCTGCGGACCGACCGAGAGTGGGCCTGGACCGTCGAGCGCATCGAGCGGCGCGAGTCTGGCGCTGACATCGTTCCGGTCACGGTGCCGGATGCTGAGATGCGCAAGTTCGCCGAGGAGCTGATCGGCGCCGCGCCCATTCTCGACGACCTTGACCGGATCGAGATCGGCGAGACCGTGAAGGTCGTCGATGGCGCCTTCGCTGACTTCGACGGCGTGGTGGAAGAAACCGATACGGCCCGAAACCGCTACAAGGTCGCGGTCAGCATCTTCGGCCGGGCCACGCCAATCGAGTTGGAGCGACAGCAGTTCGAGCGAGCGTGATCCACAGCGTGCGGTTGACTCACCGAATTCGTTCTGAATCTATGCGCTCTGCATCGCACGCGGTGCCGGTCTCTGCTCGTACTCCCCGCCGCGGTGGGTTGAGAACAGATGAGACGAGGGGGCTTCGAGCCACCCTCAGTGCCACTGCTATGGCTTCAGCTCCGAGCCTGCCCATGCCCGTCCAGTTCGACATGAGCGGGTTCGAGCGGGCAGCGTCCAGCATCGGAGCGCTTCAGGATCAGATCCCGTTCGCCCTGAGCCAGTCGCTGAACGATGGCCTGTTCGCCGCCCGCGACCACCTCATCGCCCACACGTGGCCGGCCCACGTCACGGTCCGAGACAGCAACTTCATCCGCAACGCCCTGAGGGTCGAGCGCGCCAGCAAGGGCAAGCTCGCGGGCGCCGTGACCAACGAGGGCACGCGCGCCGGCAACCGGGCGCACCTGAAGCTGCACGAGACCGGCGGCACCAAGCGGCCGAGCAAGTCGAAGATCGCCATCCCCGACCGCAAGGTGCTGGCTCGCCGCTCCGGCCATGGCGTCCCGAAGAGCTTGCGTCCGGGCACCGCGCCCAACACCTTCCGCAAGGGCGACGTGATCTACCAGGTCACGGGCGGGAAGAAGAACCGGAAGCTGAAGCTCCTCTACACGCTGAAGGCCAGCCCGCCGATCAAGGGCGTTGTGCCGTTCCACGCAGACTTCGACATGGTGATGCGGCGCGAGGTGGCGCGGGCGTTTCCGGGTCGGATCAGGGCCGCGATGGCTTCGAGGAAGCGATAGGTCTCTGGGAAGCCCCAGGACCGGCGCCGCCTTTCGGTCGCAGGGTACGAGGCAGGCAGGCTCCACGGCCCTCCTGGGGCCCCTCCGCCCACCCCAGGCCCCAGAAAATCCCTGGGTCCTTCTGAGGGGGGTAGGCCCCGGAGGTAACGCGCGAGGCTGGGGCCTTCCGCAGCGATGAAAATGCCATAGGGGCTTCCGCCGCCATGTCGACGATCGCGCAGACGGCGCTGCATCTGGATCTGAGCGAGCGCCGCTTCCGCGAACTGGTCGACGAAGGCGTGATTCCGCGAGCCGCGCGCGGCGAATACGACCTCGACGCGACGCGGACGATCTACATACGCCACCTTCGCGAGCAGGCGGCTGGGCGCAACAAGCCCGGCACCCTCGACCCCGGCCAGGAGCGAGCGCTGAAAGATCGAGCTCAGCGCGAGTTGGCCGAGTTCAGCCTCGCCGTAGAGCGCGGCGAGATGGTCCGCATCGAGGAAATCGGCGGGCAGATGGAGCAGGCCTTCGGCGTCGTGCGCACGCGGCTCCTTGCGCTGCCCGGCAAGTTCGGTGGCGACCTCTCCCCGGAGCAGGTCGCACGGATCGAGGCAGAGGTCCGCGACGCCCTGGAAGAGTTGCATGCCCGAGGTGCCGAGCCTGAGCGGAGCTGATCGCCTACAAGCGCGGATTGCCCGCGCGTTTCTGGTCTTCAAGCCACCACCGCGCCTCAGCCTGATCGAATGGTCTGACACCTATCGGCGCGTGTCGGGAAAGAACTCGGCCCAGCCCGGCCAATGGCGAACCGCCGTGCAGCCGGCGGCTATGGGACCCATGC